TCAGAAACGGTATCCAACCCCGACGTTGAAGCCGTTTATTTTTGTAGAGGAGATGTTGCTTCCTTCATACCCAACATCGACGACGATATTCTCCAGCGGATTCATCTGTACACCCGCGCCCCAGGCAAATCCCGTTTTCCTTGAGGAAATTTTGTTAGAAAAAGAATCGCCATCCTGAGTGGAATGTTCTTTAAATGTCGCCTTTACCGTGCCGACACCCGCCAGCGCGTATAACGAAAAATTGTCAGACAATCGATAGGCTGGCCCAACCATTAAAGAACCGTACTTCACCTCAAACTTGTCATGGTAATGAATACCTTCAGGCTCAACAGACCCGGAAGCCTGTCTGTCTCCATATAAGTAACTTAGCGAGGAAATAAAACTTACCGGAGAGTCATCCTCATAACGGTATTTCACATTTACCCCTCGGATATTTTTGAAATCCTGAACTTTACTTTGTGCATACCCCACGGAAAAGGCGTTAGTATCGGCCTGTGCAACATTTACAACCAAAACGCTTGTAGTAATAACTAAAGTGGATAAAATAATATTTTTCATAACAACTCCTTAATACTACTTATTATTTACGGTGTGTTTAAACACCTGCAGTACCGATCCGACATTCAGTTATCGCCACTATGCCGAATCGACAAAACCACGAATAATTCACCGCTATCGCTCCTGATGTGTTTACTTCCTGAAAGATATTTTTACTACCGAAGCACTCTATCGCTCATTTAGGTAACCGGTTCTACAATGTCATCTAACTTTTATAGATTTGAATGCTAATTTTTCTCACGCATATATATTTAACAGAAACCATAAAGTGTTTAGCCACTATAGAACAACAAATCACCCATGCAACATTTTGATATTTAAAGAGAAAATCTCACAACCACATTAAGAAACTTGACACCGTTCGGCTAAAAACATGTCATTAAGCAAACTCGCCATATAATCAGAACATATCGCATTGTGCTTCACAGTCCTCACGTGACGCTCCATCCGCAATACGGTTATATGCCATCGCAGGCGCTGTAATCATATTCACGATGATGCTTAGCACGCTTTATTCCCGCTCCGATTTAATCTTTTAATATATCTATCAGTTACAACATTTCTTGTTATATTATAAGAATAGAATCAACACCACAATTCCAACATAAATATCACCTGTGTTTAGAGAGAATTTACATTCCAAAAAAATAATAACTAACGCAAATATTGAACACGCGATAAAAAAGTCTATTTCGCTATAAAACCCATTATTATTAAGAGTGGTTAACTCTTCGTTGAATAAAAAATGTCAATGACGTTCCATAATTCAGGAGATGAACTTCACAAGTCATTATATATAACAGGAGGTGCTATGAAACATCATGCTTTTATGCTTTGGTCATTACTTATTTTTTCATTCCATGTTTTGGCCAGTTCAGGCCATTGTTCTGGTTTACAACAGGCATCATGGGATATTTTTATCTACGATTTTGGTAGTAAAACCCCGCAACCACCTACAAATACTGATAAAAAGCAAGCCAGGCAGATTAGTTCACCGTCCTGCCCGACGACAAAACCCATGATGTCCGCACCAGTCAATGACGCCAGGAAAGGGAATACTTTCTCCAGAACATAATGTTATTTATCTACAATGGTGCCGAACGACTACTTTTAGCCACCCGGAAATCTTGATTGCCATCAAATATAGCTGGCATTATTTTTCCTGACGTGTATAGTGCGCCTCGTTATCCCCATTAAGGAATTTGTTTGTCTCGTAAAATGACAGGAATTGTCAAAACCTTTGATTGTAAGAGCGGTAAAGGTCTCATCACCCCCTCCGATGGACGCAAAGATGTTCAGGTCCACATTTCAGCATGTCGCCAACACGAAACAGAAGCGCTTATCCCCGGTATACGCGTTGAGTTTTGTCGTATTAATGGCCTCCGCGGACCTACCGCCGCCAACGTTTATCTTTCATAATTCGTCACCCGGCATTTTTTCAGAAAAATTTAGCGAGTACGTCTACCTCCGCAGCCTGCTATGAGGCTTTGCCTGAAAGGCTGCAGAATGTTTTCAGTGGCGAAAATCTAAAAGATTTATTTTGCTAATGACTCCTGTGACCTCTTTTATCATATATCGGGTGCCCCCCCTTCTCACTTTGTTTAACGTGAAGAAATGTACAGCCGTTTTTCACTGTGATAGCATCTAATATTGCAAAAGTATTTAACGCTATATACCCATCGTCACAGGAGTGGCTGGCTGCGCGCATTTAACCGAAGTATTTATGTGATTCTATCGGAATTATCTCTATTGCCGCTCAATGCTACGTCATATTCAGTGGGTATAAATCGCCAATATAGTTGTAACGCTATTTATTTTTAGGGTAATAATTGAATGACTTTGCTTTCAGGAAAAACCACACTGGTTCTCTGCCTCTCCTCTATTTTATGTGGATGTACGACGAACGGCTTACCCACACCTTATAGTATTAATTTGTCGTTCCCGGTCATTACACAAAACCAGATTAATTCCGGTGGTTATTACATAAATGACGCGGAACAAATTCGGACAACTGATGGTCTGTGCCTTGATGCAGGCCCAGATCAACAGAATCGTTTGACGCTGCGGGAGTGTAAGCATGTGCAATCTCAGCTTTTCTCATTTCACCGAGACAGAATCACGCAGGGTGAGAAATGTCTGGATGCCGCAGGACAAGGTACAAAAGAAGGCACACCAATCATTCTTTATTCATGCACGGGTAATGATAACCAGCGCTGGCTCACTGATGATAACAAAATTAAGGGGAAACAGAGCCGAAAATGCCTGGGCACAAATAGCATTATTGTCAGAAAAGGCGACCCTGTTGTGTTGGCCGATTGCGATTTTAGTCGCGCCCTGGAATTTACCATCAGGTAGCAGGACACCGCTGTGAAGAGAGTGCCGCTAACCTCTTGACACGACAACAGGTTAGCGACCTTTACTTCCACGTGCGATCAATTTACTTTACGTCCGCAACGTCAGGATGACAAAACGGCGGCTAAACCTTGACACCAGTTATATACCCAGCTTAAATACTGGTCATCCAACCAGTAAAAAGGAAATGGCGATGTTCGTCGAACTCGTTTATGACAAGCGAAATGTTGAAGGTTTGCCAGGCGCACGCGAAATCATCCTCAATGAACTCACAAAACGCGTACATCAACTTTTTCCCGATGCGCAAGTGAAAGTTAAGCCAATGCAGGCGAACGCATTAAACAGTGACTGTACAAAAACCGAGAAAGAACGGCTGCACCGTATGCTGGAAGAGATGTTTGAAGAGGCTGATATGTGGCTGGTCGCCGAATAACGTCCCCTCCTGCGAAAGCGACATGTCCGATCGAAAACAGCGCCCTGAGGCGCTGTCTGTGACGATATAACGCAAACGCTACCACTCAGAACATGTTGTTGTTGATACCTCAGACCGGTATGTGGAACCGACATTCATCGCTTCACTGGCCTGTCGGTATGAGTAGCCCTTATCAACAATCAGCTGTGCGCATTCCAGCCTGAAATCTGAAAGTACGTTTGGTTTTGTTGTTTATTAAGAGCCTATCCCATTAGACTCTTTTATTCGCCAAACTGGCTTTAACGATTACGCCTACTGGGATAGGTTCTAAACTTATCATCAATACGTAAAATACCTATTTACGAACAAAAAGTAACAGGTAAAAATCCGAAATAAAACCAGCATAACTAAAACTTACTGCAGATATGCACACGCATTATTACTATGTTTCCAGGATAGTCTCGACCAGTCAAGACTATCTATTTTATATAAAAAGGGAAATACTTCACATGAATAAAATACATGTTACATATAAAAATCTCTTACTTCCGATTACCTTCATCGCGGCAACTCTAATTAGCGCCTGTGATAACGATAAAGATGCCATGGCGGAAGCTGAAAAAAATCAAGAGAAATACATGCAAAAAATCCAGCAAAAAGAGCACCAGCAATCAATGTTCTTTTACGACAAAGCCGAAATGCAAAAAGCTATTGCCAATATCAACGCAAAAGGTGGAGCCAATCTTGCGATTATTGAAGTCCGTTTCTTCAAGGGCGGGTATTCATTCATTCGACAAAGCGTTAACACCCCTGCTAAAGTAGAGGTGTTTAAATTTAACAACGGCTACTGGGGGGGACCTTCGCCTGTCAATTTAACCATCTTTGGCACTATAACAGAGGAGCAAAAACAAGAAGCACTAAAAGAGGCTTTATTCAAATTCGACTCGATCAATTTCAGCATTATACCAGAGCGTATTCAGGAAACAATTAAACGCGCTAACGCCAGTGGCATCATTTCCGTTACGGAAGATAGCGATATCGTTGTACGAGCAGAGATAGCTCATAATGGCGAATTCGTCTATGACATTACCATCACTGCTAAAAATACAGCACGTGCGGTAATGACCTTAAATAAGGATGGTTCTATTGCCGGATATGAGATCAAAGAACCTTTCGACCCAAAAAAAGAAGCCGAAAAAGCACAGCAACTTGTTGAACAATCGAGAAAAGACATTGAAAGTCAGCGTAAAAAAGCAGCTGGAAAGATGAACGAAATACAGCAGACATTTAAAAAATAGCAGGCGATACAAACATTGATAAAAATTATAGCGCGAAAGAGCGCGTGCCAGGTACTAAGGCACTGCTTGAAGACAGCGAATCGCTATTTCATTCTCTGACACTGTAATTTTTCGTACTCAAGATGTTTATTTATTGAGTCTTTTGTGGATAACCAGGTGAAGTTATGTGACGCCAGGAATCTATTCCAGCGGGCGTACTTGTTGGAGCCAGTGTGAAGCCGGGCAGCGCGCAGAAACCGGAGCGTATACGTTGTACGTAAGAATTTCGAGCACTGCCCGACCTAAAAATGATGAATAAAATAGATATTTTAAAGAGGTAATATGAAGAATTTTTTCAAAATAATTACTGATTTCATCGCGGATATTTCCCTTGATCTATTTGCTATATTTTTATGCATGTTATTCGTATACAAAACAGGACCATCAATTGGTGTGATATCATTTTTTATTGCATTAATTATTTATATCATTCTTCATTTTTTTTACTCATTTCTTGAAAAAATCATAAAAAAAATATTCAAATAAGTATTTAAAATTATTGTTTTGAGGTACAAATTCAGCGCAATAAAACAGAGCAACTAAAAAAAATTAGGCGTAGCGAAGTGGAAAAGGACTGTCATGTACTGGACCGTGAGCTGGTCGGGAGAGCAATGTACGGGAAAGAGCGAAATACTGTCATTGATATGAGCAGGAATATCGATAGCCAGTAAATCACTCCTGTGGTAATACAGGCCACTTGATGACTGTGAAGGTCGCTTCATCTGAAGCACCGGTGAAGTCCAGCATTTTAAGTGAAAAGCAGCCAGCAGGCGCTTCTGCTGGTCCATATTCCTCTATTTTGCCAGACCACACTAAAGTGCCACACAGGTATCTGCCAGAACGGTCCTGAGATAATAAATATAAAAGCAGTTACTGCCTACCTCAAGAAGTATGCGCTCATGATCATTTAAAGCTCTTTTAAAGAGACTGATAATAAGCTTGTCAATATAATATTATGCAGTCTCTATTAAGCGCCTGGTTTATTTGTTTTGCATAATCATATAGTTGACTTTTCGAGTAAGAGTTTTCTTGCAAAGACAAATAAACGTGTTTTATATCTCTGAATAAACATACATCACCATGAATATGAGCCTCTATATAATTCCCTTCATAGCCTTTACCATAATTAGAATGAGCTAAAAATTTTTCGTCCTTAGCCATTTTAACCAAACTCTTAAAGCAATTATAACCAAAAAAATCATTTTGACAGGATGCAATCAGGTTCTCCATATGCCAAAATGTAGATAATTTACTCGTATCCAGGCCAAATCTGTGGCCGTAGATATCAAAAGGTGAGAATGTACAGTTTGTTTTTACATTATCATTTAATTCAAAAAATGATTTCCCATAGGCGCTGGCACCTCCATTTTCACCGTTCAGAAAGTCCAGTGCAGCATAAATTGGTCTGCTTGTAGGGCTAAAAGTTCTACTGTTGGGAGTATATGCTACGGAAAAACCGCCTGTCTGACCATATGGGGCATAAGGTGAATCTGCAAGCTTCTCCAGTTCAAATGCTTTAGTTTCAACTGAATCACGCCCGACATTATAAGCAGGTAAATCTCCCGGTCTGCAACCTAATGCATAAGAGTTCAGATATTCTTTATTTTTTAAGAGAGAGACAAAGTCAATTTTTGCTGCATTAAAATTTATTGTCAGCCGGGCATTTTGTAAAATATCCACCATCTTATTTAGTAAGAGAGCGCAATCTATTTCGGCACCACACTCACGGCTTATCCGCCTGAGCGCTTTTTCTCTTATTATGTCAGCGTCGCGCTGACACCTGGAATGAATATGCGCAAGTACTTGTTTTCCAAAAAGGCGACCATACACCTTTTTACGCTCTTCATTGCTGAGACCGCAAAACACTTCGTCAAAAGAAAGCCTGTACGCTGCGCTTACAGAACCTCTCGCCGTTCTGCTTTCTGGAAATAGCGGAACATCTTCAACAACATTTCTAACTTGCTGAATGTCTGAAGACAGTGGAGTACGTCCGGCATTTTTTTCCTTATCTGTTTCCAGATATTCCGGAACCTTTATACTTCCACTATGGCAGATAGGTTTGAGCATATGTCTCCTGAATTTTTATGACTAATATAGCATTCACTTTCGCTGACGTATTCTTTATCAGGCTGATATTTCAACACTTCTTAGCAGCCTTGTAGAAGAGCAAATAAAGCATGCTAATAATTTTATAAAATACTTAACCTACCCACTATTGTAGTCAATAAACCATCACTTTTTATTAAAAAATTCTCCTGATAATAACAATAAATCTGGTAAGGCACTTTCAAAAAATAGCCAAATCACACATTATTAAGAAAACCACTACAATCAAAATCGGTAACTATCAGCTTTCAGGGGGGTCTCAGGTTATCATGACGATCGGGGTAAAGGATGAACTACTATTGCGGTCTGAATTGAGGGAGTTTTGATAAAGTTTTGATAACCGTTCGAATACTAATAATAAAAACGGGGACGTTAAGTCCCCGTTTTTGTTTTTAACAATTATCGTTATTACATATTCGCGATAATCGCGTCACCAAACTCACTACATTTCAGCAGCTTAGCGCCTTCCATCAGGCGTTCAAAGTCATAGGTCACGGTCTTCGCGGCAATCGCGCCTTCCATACCTTTAACAATCAGGTCTGCGGCTTCGAACCACTGCATGTGGCGCAGCATTACATTGCCAAAAACATACCAACTATTTGATAAAGTTGAAATAATCATTCTTCCTACTATCAAAAAAATCCAGTAACTGCCTTTTACAACTCATTGATTATCAAAACGTTGATTTTAGTTTTGGGGAAGAGTTTTCTTCAAGATTCCAATTTTTTCACGCCAGTACATTCAACATGATGCTACTAATGGCAAACCCCAATAGTGAAGCTTCTACATTGGTTGAGGTCGCTCGAAGAAACACCGGAACAGCCACTCGCATATCCTCTTCTATACTTTCAGTCTGACCGACTGGAGGTTTCATATGTGTGGACGCTTTGCACAAGCACAGACCCGTGAAGAATATCTGGCATATCTGGCCGACGAAGCCGATCGTAATATTGCTTATGACCCTCAGCCTATAGGCCGGTATAACGTGGCGCCCGGGACTAAAGTCCTGCTGCTCAGTGAACGCGACGAGCAACTGCATCTGGATCCGGTATTCTGGGGATTTGCTCCCGGATGGTGGGATAAAGCTCCACTTATTAACGCCCGTGTCGCGACAGCGGCCTCCAGCAGAATGTTTAAGCCACTATGGCAGCATGGCCGGGCTATCTGTTTTGCCGATAGATGGTTCGAGTGGAAGAAGGAAGGCGACAAAAAACAGCCGTATTTCATTCACAGAAAGGACGGGAAGCCGATATTCATGGCTGCCATTGGCAGTACGCCGTTTGAGCGCGGTGATGAAGCAGAGGGATTTCTGATTGTTACCTCCGCAGCTGATAAAGGTCTGGTAGACATTCACGATCGTCGCCCGCTGGCACTGACACCGGAAACTGCTCGGGTATGGATGCGCCAGTTCCTGGAACCACATTCTAAGTCAATAACATACCGCGTCATACCTGCGCTCACACGTCCCATGATGCGAAAAGATACCAATCCATGCCAATAGTTAAAAACGGATGACTGTCCCGAATCCGTCCCACCTGCCCTATCCCACAAACCGGCGTTCAGATGCTCATCAAGAAAACCACCTCACCCTCATAACTCAGTAAGCGTCCCGTTTCGGACGTAGCGTAAGGATTATTTTACGGTTTCGAGGTTCCAGGGCAGCAGTTCGTGCACCCGGTTCGATGACCAGTCGCTGATTTTCCACAGCACGTCGCGTAACCATGCCTCGGACTCCACGTCGTTTAGTTTGCACGTACCCAGCAGGCTATAGATGATCGCCGCTGCCTCGCCGCTCCTGTCTGAGCCGAAGAACAGATAGTTACGTCGGCCCAGCGCCACGCACCGTAAGGCGTTTTCACAGATGTTGTTGTCGATCTCCACCCGACCGTCGCTGCAGAGGACACGCTCAACGCATCACACTGCTTCAGCATGTAACCGAACTCCTTCGCCATCTCCGCATGCACCGACAACGTTTTCAACTGCGCCTGTATCCAGTCGTACAGCGACTGGCTTTTCTCTTTCCTGACCGACAGCCGTGTTTGCGCCGGGCTGTGGACTCTGTCATCTGTGATAGTGTCCATCAAAATTTAAGTGGACACTATCATCGCCGGATTGACAGGGTTCTGACAGACGTCCTCCACGGTGCGCTTACATTTTACCTATTAAGGAATATTTTTGCTTTTTAAAGGTATTAAACCATCTCGGTGATGTAACAAAAACTTTCCCTGCCATAGATTCTGATTCTAATTCTCGTGGTAATGCTTCATAGGCATTAGCTGCTATACTTGAATTACTAAAATCAGTATAATAAATAAGTTTCCTTCTTGTTGCCATTCTATATTTACACACCCATTCATCTGCTGAAAGAATTAATGGGCCATTCAGATTACTCATACCTCTATTTTCAAACTGATGGGCTGAAACATCAAACACATAGTCTTTTCCTTCTTTATTTCCAACCACTGCAAAATGATTTGTTGGTATTTCATCTGTTGGTTTATCCCAGATAAATATACCTCGATAACGAATATTATCGAACCCTTTTTCATTCATAAAATTGCTTACAGGAGTCATTAATGACTCACACTGCCCTACCGGATTCATTATTTTATTATTTATAATTGGATTCTGTTTCAATTCCTCCAGATAGGCCGCAGCATCAATATCACTGGTTAGGTTGTAAGTTATATCTGTGCGTTCCACTCCCGGTTCTGTTGCCATGGTTAAGTGATGTGTTTCACTGTACCCCTGGCAATTTACGGTATAGTTCCCGGCATCATCAAGGGTGACTGACAATATCTCCTGACTGTCTTCATCCAGAATACAGAAGTAATTTTCCCCGTGCTGGCCGGAATGAATGCTTTCCTCCCATCCGGCATACGCGAGCGTCCTGAGCAGTTCAAATCTGCTGACCACATCCTCCCGCGTCGTTCCGGCCGGCGGGTGACAAATCGTCCAGATGCACTCCAGCGCTTCAGTCTGGTGCGTTGAGCAAAAAAATTCCTTCATTTTTTCCCAGGAACTCATTTCAGGGGGGTATCAGACCAGGCAATACGATAAATGCGGCGATTACTGATGGTGGCGGGAAGACATCCGCTTCCAATATGAAAGGGCATAACAAAAAACCTTTATAAATTTACATATAGTATCTGTCCGGCAGACATCATCTCTTCCTGGTCTTAATTTCACAATAAGGTTATCGGCGGATTCATGGCCGTCCTGACATGGCGGGCTTCAGAAGGTGCAGAAGAAAAATCCGTTATGATGACCGGATGGCGGGACTGTCATTTTACAGCTAAAGTGTCGATTTTTTCAGGGGCGCTTTCTACGATTACCAGATCATCTGGCATCAGCGCCCGGGCGTTCAATTTTGGCGGGCAGAAGTCATCCGGCAGAAATTACTTAACGATGCAGATAATGCCATTAAGGACTGGCGCACAGAATTAACGTTGGGAATTATCAGTGATGAAAATAAAGCAGCTTTGATTCTGTGGATAAATTATATCAATGTTCTTAAATCGCTGGACTTAGCAGGTATTTCAGACGAGGACACCTTCACAGCAATCAGGTGGCCTTCATTACCACAGGAGTGATTTACTGGCTATCGATATTCCTGCTCATCATTTTTTAGGTCATCTGCACGCATTCATTCTGGTATGAGTCGAAATATTGCAAAAAATATTAAGGATTATTATTTTCTCTTTAAGTAAATTTACGCTCAATAAACTTAATTGTTTATTCAATGATGATGAAGTGTGAGCTATGCTGGAAATGAAGGAAGTCAATAGTAAGGATAATCTGATTATTCACGGGTGATATTATGAGACATCGTATATTTTTCCCATTACTTCTGGTGTTGTCGGCTACAGCCTTTTCGGCATCGGCGATGGCTGCCAGTGATTCAAAACCACCACCAGATAATACAAAACACTCTTCCAGTGGCTGGCCGCCAATACCTGCCCCATTTATTCGCCCGCCATGGTGTGACAAGTGGCCACCAGATATTCTGAAGCCACCGGATTGGTGCCAGATTTGTGGTTGTTAATTTTTTACATAAAACTATAACAACCATATCAGGACTGATGGTATATCTGGCCATTAAGTTTCATCAGTTCCTACTGAACTGAATATTACTTCAGGCTGGCGAGTTTCATTAACGTCAGCCTGATTTTTCACAACATAATATTACTGGCTTACAGGCCCATGCCTCCTGAGAAACCAGCCAGCCAGTAGTTATTACTGTGGTAATGCAGGCCACCTGATTGCTGTGAAGGTGGCCTCATCTTTCACATCGCTCAAATCCAGCATTTTCAGCGCCCTGATATAGACCATCCATTTAGTCAGGCTTGCCCTATCATCGTCGCTGATATCCCCCAACGCCAGTTCGGTTCGCCAGTCGACAATGGTGCTGTTAGCATCGGTAAGTAGCTTCTGACGTGTGGTTTCGGCTTTTGCATGATAATCAACGGGAACAGCGACAACAGCGCCGTTCGAATATTTCCAGTCGCCATAGATATTAAATCCTGCAGGTAACTTGTTAACCTCAACAACTGAAAAACCAGCCGGATAAAGACGAGAGACATCTTCTGATACGGAACGGATTATATTTTCGGAGTCAATACACAACTTATATTTTTTCGTGAATTTACTCAGCGACTCATAAAAATCCTGACCATCTTCACTACGAAAATACAGAAAGTTGTTATCATAATCCGGGTCATCAGGAGTGTATCTGGTTACGTTTTTTAATTCCATTATAGTTTCCTTAATCATCCATTAATTGTACGCCAGCCATTACCCACCCACATTTGCAACGGTCGATACGCAAATGTCACACCGTATGCTGTTGTTGGGTCATGTCTGGCTTGTGTTAAAAAGCAACCAGCAGGCGCTTCTGCAGGTCCATATTCATCTACTTTGCCCGGCCATACTGGGGCGCCACGCTGGATATTCTGGACATAACGATTATCTGATTCGCCTTTTGTATATACGTTTCCTGATGTTAAATAACGGGCGTCGAAATTACCGTAATTATCCGGAATAACTTGTCCATTAACAACAAACTGAATACTGCCATCGGTATTACGCTGGCTGTATAAATGCCATCCCTGGTCGTCATCCAGCTCAATAACTGTTGGTCGATTTCCGTCACCCCACAAATTAAATTGAGCATTCAGCACGGAGTTATTTGAGCTAGTCATGGTCATTCGTTTGGCATTGCCTGCGCGAATGGCCCCCAGAACCTGCATTTCACCGGGAGCGACACGAACGGTGTGCTGGCTATTCGCAAACGTATCCAGTATCCCGTCGCCATTCTGTTTAAACCCGGTATCGTTATCGCCAAATACAATTGAGCTTCCACCCAGCACATTATCAGTACCAATGCCTAACGCACCGTTTAGCCGTCCTCCATTAACTGACAGTGCCTCAACGTCACCGGCTGTGGGTTTCATCATGCTGTTATACAGCGTATATGTCTGACCGTTCGTAGCGTTGGCAGGTTTTGTTTCTGAATATTCAGGAGCGTTATATAGTGTGACATTTGCATTACCGGTATAATCGTACTGTGCAATTAACCAATACGCATACTGGTTGATCCTGACATAAATGTCGTAATTGTCGCCTGATGTGTTAATCCAGGCGCACTCAAGAACACCGTTAGGTGAGCGTTTCCATAATGTGGCAGTAATTCCGACAGGCGAACCATTACCGGCGCGCAGCACCAGTTCACTGATAGTTGATTGCTCAAATGAACCAACGTTAAACCCCGACCCGCCATACAATTTAATCACCGCAGTAGATGTGGACTGCGGCATGAAAACAGTGGCAATTTTGAACCATCCCGATTCACCAAGTGTAATGGTAGTCGACGTTACCGCGCTGATAGTTCTCGCAAATTGTTTTTTGTCCGGAATATCGCCGCCGTTCTGTGATTTTTGTAACGCATCGGCGGCGTGATTTATCGTTTCCCGTAAACCAACGTATTCGATAAGACCTTCAATGCTTTTTCCTGACAGCGCCGTCAGTGTATCGTCCAGCGGCTGCTTGCCCGCCAGTTTATTCAGTACAGTGGTGGCAAAGTTCGGATCGTTACCCAGCGCGTCCGCCAGTTCCTGCAGCGTATCCAGCGACTCAGGTACGGAACCGACCAGTGCAGCAATCAGTTTACGAACAAACTCAGCGTTTGCAGTCTGAAGTCCCTTAGCGTCATCTGGCGGCGTCGGTGTGGTCGGCGTTCCAGTGAATACCGGACTGTCCAGCGGCGCTTTGGTCTGTACCTCGTCCATGACAGCATGGACCGCCTTTGGCGTGGCTGCCAGCGCTTCGCTGTCACTGTCCGTGGCGCTGCTTAACTTAACGATACCTTTTTTCGTCAGGCTGGCATCTTCCAGGGAAATCACGTCCGCGATGTCTTCTGCCCGTTTTGCGGCATCTTCTGCTCTGGTGGCTGCTGCTCCGGCAGCAGTACTGCTTTGCGCCGCCAGTGATGCGCTGGTATCAGATGCGGCGGCGTGATTGGATGCCTCCGATGCTGATGACGAGGCGGCTGTTGCGCTGGCCGCTGCTGTACTTGCTGACGTTGCTGCGTTTGTCTCAGATATTTTTGCTGCGGCTGCCGATGCGGCTGCCGCCTTTTCCGACGCTGCCGCCGCAGTGGCTGACACACCTGCATCACCGGCACTGGAAGCCGCCTGCGTTTCTGACGTCTTCGCGGCGGTTTCGGATGCTCCGGCGCGCGCTGCTGATGTCTGCGCCGCCGTCGCGCTGGCGGCTGCGGCAGCAGCTGAATCGCCGGCGGCAGTACGGGAGGCATCTGCATTCGCTTCAGATGTTTTTGCTGCGGCTGCCGATGCGGCTGCCGCCGTTCTGGCTGTGTCAGCCGACGCCGCGCTGGCTGATGCCTCCCCGGCTTTTGTGGTCGCCGTACCTGCGCTGCTCTCCGCAGATGCTGCGGATGAGGCTGCCTGTGTGGCTGATGCTTCTGCCGCTCCGGCTGCATTCACTGCTGCCGTGGCGCTTTCCGCTGCCTGACCTGCTGATGTCTGCGCCTGTTCAGATGCCTGCCCTGCGGCGGTGGCATTCCGCGATGCCTCCGATGCCTGGCGGGCAACTTCTTCCACCATCGCCTCAAAACGCCGCAGCGCCTCCGGGCGGACGTCGTCTTCCGTCATGGCCCCCAGAAAATCATTCAGGGTGCCCGGTTTTGAATCATCGTAAACCGTAATAACTCCGGCATGTGACGGGGGATACCCTTCCACCAGGAGCGTGACAGTGTACTGCCCCTGCTCCACATCCATGCTGTAGCGCCCGGCGTCATCCGGATTTTCCGATGCCACCGTATTCACGACCACCGTCGTACTGGTCCGGCAGGCCTTCAGCTGAATGGTGCTGTTCTGTACCGGCGTTCCCGTGGCATCTTTCAGTACGCCGGAAATAAGTACTGGCATATTACCTCCATAAAAAAGCCCGCCCGCAGGCAGGCTTCAGATTCATTCACATCTCAGCACTGATTATCCGGGTCACGTAAATATGCCGGCAGAGAACACTGGACGCTCCGCGTGATTGTTTTTCCCTTTGCCTCGCGGTGCTGTTTCTGCCCACGGTCGGTGCCGGTATAAATCCGGGTCTGGTTTTCAATATTGCTGTTACCGCTTCCTCTTCCGTTATCGGCAACGGCAGCGGTGGAAAATAAAACGGACAGGGAAACCCCTGCCGCCAGAGAAATTACGCGCGACATAGTCATATCTGTTCCTTGTTAAACGAAAGAGACCGGAAATCCGGTCAGTTTGTGAAGTTACTCCCCGACCGGGAAACCATCACCAGCGGCCAGACGGAAGCAGACGTGGTGTACTGCCCACGAACCCTCAGAGAGACGCTGATATCCACGACAGGTGAAGTGGTGTAGACCGAAAAGACGACGGTCTGATACATGGCCGGAATACCTGCGGTATACGGCATAACCTCCGCCGTTTTCACCTGGCCGTTAATATTTATCGTGACGGTGATGGCACCGGCGCCACCGTTACGCTCACAGTTAGCCATCACCGTGATGGTTTTCCCAATCTGATAGGTGGCGCTGTCGGTATACCGTGTTGAGGTGCTGCGTTCGTCGTTCGTCGCCCTGATGCTCACGCCCTGCATGACTTTTGAGCCGCAGATATCACCGACAAACTCTCTTGCTTCTATCACGCCAGAAAACTTACCGGAGGTGGCATTGATTTCTCCCGTAAACGAGCCAGATACAGCGTTGATATGGCCGCTGATATCCGCATTTTTCGCAGTCAGCTTTCCATCCGGCGTCAGGGAAAATGCCGGAGGATTCCCGCCACTGGTAATGGTCGGCGCGCTCAGGTATTTCAGGAACGCCTCGTTCATGATTATCTGGTCGCCCTGCATGACGAATCCGGGCGTCTCGTTTCCGTTTGCCGGGTTAATATAAGCAATGCGATCCGCCGCCACCAGGAACTGGCTTATCTTCCCGTCAGGCGTGTCTTCCATGCTCAGTCCAAGTCCGGCCACATAATATTTGCCGTCTTTGGTCTGCTCTATTTTGACGCCCCACATGGCGTTCCATTTATCGTTAGCGTCATGCCACTCCTTAGAAAACTGCTGCAGTTTGCTGGCGTTATCCTCCGTCAGATCAATTTTTTTCAGCAACTCCGTACCAAGATACGTCTCCGTAATCAGTCCCTTAAAAAAATCCAGATACCCTTTCGCGTCATCCCCCGGACGTCCGGATGCTTCCGCAAATACTGATTTTCCAGCCAGATTTACACTGCGCACGTAAAACCAGGCATCATGCAGTGGTTTCAGTCCATCCTTTATCCAGAATGACCCGACGCCCAGATACTGTGCTTTTGACTGAATATCGGCGGCAGTCGCCAGTTGCGTGGCGGAGTACCAGAACTCATACTGCACACTGGCATCGTAGACAGTCTGGTGCGGCGTCACCGTTATCTGAAAATAACCCGGCGTCATCTCAATCGTGGATGGCGCTTCCGGTGCCTGAATACTGAATGCCACGGACGCCGGTTCACCCTGCTGCCCGTAACCGTTTATTGCCCTGACTGTCAGCGTGTAGTCACCCAGTGGCAGTTCGTGGAAGGCGTACTCCGTTTCGCTGGTCGTCGCCGTTGTCACCAGACGAACCGGATCGCCCTCGTTCCCACTGCCTGTGGTCAGCCTCACCACAAAACGCACATCTTTTACCACCCGCGGCGTGCCCCACTTCGCTTTGGCCTGATACAGGGTACTGTCGTTATCCGTGCTGACTGTCAGATGCTGCACAGCGGGCGGAATAATGCTGTTGGTGGTCCCCGGTAACGGGTCAAAGTGCGCCCCGTTGTCCACGATGGACTCTTTTTCCGGAACGTGCTGCAAGGCAGTGATAGCGTATGTGCCGTCGTCATTCTCCTTAATACGCACGCAACGGAAAAGGCGGCGCTTCAGGGAGGGCAGTTTCAGCCCCCAGATACTGTATGGCTGCACGGTTTCCGGCAGGACTTTCGTTACCACCCGATCCGGTGCGGGCTGCGACTGAATCTCCGTACTGAACGGCTTACCGTCAGGCCCGACAATATTCAGCGTGGTGGCGCCGCTTTCCGGTAGTGTTATTTCCCGGTCAAGCGTCAGCGTGCGGGTGGAAATATCCAGGTCAGTGATACGCCCACCGACCGACGCCCCGGCGTAATCGTTGTCGCAGACCTCAATAATATCGCCCGGTGTATGACGCAGACCTTCCGCACCGACAGAAAAATCCACGGTCTGCGTTTCCAGCAGCTCCGTCATCATCACCCACAACCCCGTCCGGTGCGCCTGTCCACGTGAGGTACAGCCGAACGCGTCCATTTTCAGCAGATTGCGTCCATAACGGGCCTGTGAGGCATGGTCTTCCACCAGCTCCGTGGAGGTTTGCCAGCCATTCAGCGGATCGGTGTATCTCACTTCTACCGCGTTATGGCGGTCTTTCAGGGCACTGAAGCTGTATTTAAAGCGCCCGCCCACCACGTTACCGTTGGTGTAGGTCCATGCTTTATCGGAGGGGCGGTCCTGGATGAAGGTCATTTTGCGGCCATTCCATACCGGCATACAACGCATCACCGAGCAGAAATCCGCCAGAACGTCATACGCCTTACGCTGGGTGGTAATATACGCATTAAGCGTCATGCGGGGTTCCGTGCCGCCAAATCCGTCCGGCACCGGTTGATCGCAGTACTGCGCGATGGCGTACAGCGCCCATTTATCCACATCCGCCCCCCCGATACGCCTGCCCAGCCCGTAACGGGGGTGGGTCAGTTTATCCATCGTGCACCACGCCGGGTTATTCGTGTACGCCGGTTTAAACGCCCCGTCCCACAGGCCGGTATATGTGCGGGTATCCGGGTCATAGTTTGAGGGGACCTGAAAAATACGTCCGCGCAGGTGGTAGTTACGCGTGACCTGCTGGCTGCCGAACTGTTCCGCATCCACCAGCAGACCGGCAACCGCTGTGCCAGGATAACCCTGCCGGATATCGATGATTTCCGTATACGACGACCACAGCGTTTTGTTCTGAAGCCTGTCGGTGGTGCTGTCCGGTGTCACCCTGACCATGCGGACACTGAACGGGCGCGGCGGTAAATTATCAGCCACTACCGATGCCAGATATTGTGTTGTGATCTTGCCGTTAATAGTGATATCAAATTCTGTGTTCCAGATCCCGCTACGCTGAAACTGTATCAGCAGATTCACGGAGGACGGGTTACGGTCCCCCTTGTCCGTGGTCTCCTGCAGCATCTGTACACCAAAGGTGAAGCGTAGCCGGTCGACATTCTCTGAGACAACGGTACGGGTAACGGGATTATCGTGTTTCACTTCCACACCCAGCACCGTTTCCGCGCCGGAAGCCTCAAAACCTTCCAGCGGTGCCTGTGGTGTCTCCCCCACCTGATATACCACGGTCACGCCGTGAATATTACTGTTACCGTCCGCGTCCACCACCGGCGTGTTATTAATCAGCACGCTCTGCAGACCGTTCACCGGGCCGACTATCGGTCCCTCACTGAGGGCATCAATCACGCTCAGTTGTTGTGTGGACTTCAGATCGTCCTTCGCCTCACGTGGTGTATGCCCCTTCCCTCCACCTTTGCTCATTCTCCTGGCTCCATAAATAACAAAACCGCCGTAATGGCGGTCATGTGTATCAGCTCATGTTGTCATGATTATCACTGCCGGATGACGACAGACGGTCTGGTAATCCCGCCGTCCTGCCGCGACGTGGTGTTTGCCTGTAACGGGGAGCCGATCACCACAACTTTTCCCGACGTGCTCTCATCCCGGGTACTCATCATCTGCGATATCACCCGTGACCCGATTTTCATTTCACCGTACAACACCGGCACCGGGTTCCCCTGGGCCACCATATTTTCCAGGGAAGAAAAGTACGTGTTCTGTTTCCCGTTATCTGTCTGACCCACCGTCGGTGTTTTGGGTACAGGTGTCAGCATCTGCGCCACACCACCCAGCGCCATACTGGTTCCTGCGGAAAACAATACTGCCGCCGCTACAGCATTCAGACCGGGAATAAATGACGCGCCAATCAGCGCTGCCCCGGCTACCACCTGCCAGATACCGTTTTTCGCTCCCGCCATACGCGGTACAATATGAACCACTGCCCCCGGCGGTAACGATTCGTTCAGTCTGGCAGTAAGGGTATCCGGCGCCATATCGCTCCCGGCAATCCGGACCTGATACCAGCCCTCATTCATTCGCTGCCGGAATCCGGGGAGTTGTATCGCCAGCGCATGTATGCCTTCCGCCGCTGTCTTTATGCTGAGGCTGATGCGCTTTCCAAATCGTTGTAAATCCCCGTAAAGGCAGATTCGCACCATTGCCGGTGCCGCCATATTGAGTGTGTCCGTCGTTGCCATTTGTCGTTATACCCCTCTCGTTTACTCAACTGCTCCGGAATATGGTGCAACAGTTCACCGTTGCCGCAGTAAATCGCCGCATGATTGGGCGTCGGTGAACCAAAACAGCAAATCAGCACGTCGCCGGGCTGCGCATCCTCCGGATTCACCCGGTAAAATCCCGCCGCCTCCAGGTGATCCAGATAGAGGCTTTTACCCTGACTCCACCAGTCATCTTCCCTATCGAAATCCGGCATATCAATCCCGGCCAGATGGTAGGCATCACGAAACAGCGTGTAGCAGTCCGTCACGCCATGCTCAAACTGCCGCCCGGTCAGGTGTGGCACGCAGCGGAATTTATGTATCCTGTTATCACAGACCAGCCACCAGTCCAGCCCGCTTTGTATCTGGAGGGTACGATCCGCACTGCTGAGACAGGGCTTACCGTCAGGATGGCTGTGTACCAGCGCCACGATGTCGCCGCGGTTCCGGGCATTCAGGTAATCCTCCGGGGATATACGAAAATACATCGTGGGTTCAGCAGACAGATTTTCACACGGAAAATACCGCTCTCCCTGTTCCGTTCTGACCACATAACCGCACGATTCCGCAGGCGCACACTGTCGGGCATGTGCCAGAATGTCATCGTTAATCATGGGAACCTGTTAAGACAGTTTGTTGATGGAAGCGAAAAATCCGGCATTCACCAGATTGTTACGCATTTCACAGCCTTTCATGCAGTGGCTGCATTTATCCTTTTTCGGGTCTGAGGTGGGCTTATCGAACTCATCGGCCACGGGCGGGCCGTCGTATCCGCAGTTTTCATCCCGGTAATCCCACGGACAGGAGTCCGCCAGCATGGTACGCCCCGGCACCACAGAACCGTCGGTTTCTGCCGGTGATGCCAGAATAATGGTAGCAGTTGATGAATCCAGTTCTGACAACTGCTCCACGTTATAGCGCGCTACCGCCTCCTGCTCCGGGTCAGCGCCCGGATTGCCGTTACTGAAATTCACCGCATCAAGAAACTTGCTGTAAACCTGATGCCTTACCACTGACGCGCCGACGAGACTTTGCAAATCCTCCGCCATCCCCGTGACCAGACCAAAGAGATTGGCAACAACGAGGTTCGGGCGGGGAGATGCGCCTTTCCCGTTCATCTCAAAATCCTGTACCTGTATCGGGTACGGTTCGTACTGCCTCCCCTGCCAGGTTAACGGCTCGCCTTTTTCGTTCGGTTCGTTACAGAAGAAAAAGCGCTCACCGCCAATCGCGGTTAAATCAAATTCCCACAAATCCACCTTCGCGGACTGCTCCGCTTTGGTGGTCTCGCTCAGGGTTTCCTGTGGTATATCCTGCATATATGAGAGATCCTTTATTATTTATCTTGCAAAAATATTCCTTCTTTTATTAATGGTATTTACGATACAACCAAAAAACGAGGTAACTAATGAAATACACAATATTGTCGCTGGTAGCTGGTGCGCTCATCAGTTGTTCAGCAATGGCAGAGAATACCCTGACTGTAAAGATGAACGATGCCCTGTCCAGCGGAACAGGAGAAAACATAGGTGAAATCACAGTTTCAGAGACACCTTACGGTCTGCTTTTCACTCCTCACCTAAATGGTCTTACGCCAGGAATTCACGGCTTCCATGTCCACACAAACCCAAGTTGTATGCCGGGAATGAAAGACGGTAAAGAGGTTCCGGCGCTCATGGCCGGAGGACATCTTGACCCCGAAAAAACCGGGAAACATCTTGGCCCATATAATGACAAAGGGCATTTGGGGGATCTGCCTGGACTGGTTGTCAATGCAGATGGTACAGCCACGTATCCGTTACTGGCACCACGCCTTAAATCACTGTCAGAACTGAAAGGTCACTCATTGATGATCCATAAAGGCGGTGACAATTACTCCGATAAACCTGCTCCACTGGGTGGTGGCGGTGCACGTTTTGCCTGTGGTGTCATTGAGAAATAACAGCAACATAGCCATATCGTCATAATTTCGTTTTACCCATAAAAAAGCCCTCTCACTGGAGGGCATTAAATCTGTATCGATGTTAAAGGTCAGAAGCTGTAACCTACGCCAAGCACCCAGGTTCCAGCTTTGACGTCACTGTCAGCATCAGTGGAAAAACTTGTATGCTCATAAGACGCATTAACGGCAATATTTTCAACCGGGTTAAGCTGAATACCTGCCCCATAAGCAAAGGCGGTTTTATTGTCAGAATTTCCCCAGTTATCCTTAATATGTCCGTTTGCTGCACCAATCATCACGTAAGCATTCAGATAGTCGTTAAAACGGTATGAAGGACCAACAAGAAGGGAGGTATAATCAGCATCACCTACCTTATACCCATAGTTATTAACATCAGCCGAGGTGTATGTAACTGAACCCATCGCCCCGAATCCACTGTCCAGATCTTCCCAGTTATATTTGATGTTGGCACCGTTCGCATTACCGGAAAGCCAGCCGCTTAAATCTGTGTAGGCATATCCAATTGAAACGGTATTTTTATACCCTGCTGCGTTAGCCACGCCGATGCTACCTAACGCCAGACCAACTAAAACCGCCACGGCAATCTTTTCCATAACATTTCCTTTTTTTGATTATTGACTGTGCGGGCTCAGTGAAACAGCAGCAGGTTAGAAAGTTCAATCATATTTATCGATCGTTTCGATCAAAAATACTAAGAAATAACCTGCTCAAATGTCGCGGTGAATGTTGTTTTCAGCAATCCCGCTTTCACACTCCATTTCCGGCAGACAACCTTAATCTGCCGGTATCCGTAAGGCGGAGTCCACAAAAACGCCTTCACACCGTTATGCTGTGACAAAAAGCCCTCCAGTGCCGGACCATCCTCCCGGTCAACGCGGATAGTCACACTGTATTTTTTCAGGTCATTATTGATCCCGGATGCACGCCGCTGCTCGTAGCCATCACCGAACCTCACCACCGACACCTGTGGTTCCGAATCCACCCCCATGTCCGGGTCAACTTTCCAGTGAAAAGTTTTCATCATCGATATGCCCCGCTCAGCCTGCCGCCGTCACGCCCCTGCTGCTGCACGAAATCAGCCGCCGCCTTTTTACCCAGATCATAAACCGCCTTCAGCGCCTGCGGCGTCAGCTCCGGCCCCGTGTTGCTGATTGCAATATGATACTGCGGCGCAAACATCGCCATCCCTCCGGAACCTGCTGCCACAACCCCCAGCTTACCGTCAGTACCGCGACGAAGCGGCAGTATAGCCTCCGGACCGGCCTCTCCCATTACTGCCGCCCCTCTGGCAAATGCAAAGAACGTCGGTCTGTTAACAATACTGCCGCTGTACTGACTGAGTCCTGCTGAGCGGTACACGCCGCCGTCCGCATTTGGAATGACCGACAGCGCCGCTGAACTGTATGCCCCGGATGGTGTACTTCCGCCTGCTGATGCGCCAAAGCCGAACATACCCAGTACTGAACCCAACAGTTTAGAAGCCGCAATACGTGCCTCCATTTTTGCCAGGTCAGCCAGGATGGAGACCGTCAGGCTCCGGAAACTGCCCTTTCCGGTCACGGAAAAATTCGCGATACTGTCCGCCATGCCGTTAAATGCGTTTGTGAAAACGTTCTCCGTCATGCCTGCCACGTTGCCCCCCTGCGCCAGAAAGTTATCCAGCGCCCGCGACGCGCCCTGCGTCCAGTCTCCCTGCGCAGCATCCACTTTCGCGTTATAATCCGCCCACTCAGCCAGTCGGCGATCGAGACTGGCCTGAAGTTCCTGCTCCGCCTGACGGTATTCGTCAGAACCGTATGTCCCTTTTGCCTTGCTGTCGCGCTTAAGCTGCTCCAGTTGTTCCTGGTAGTGCTGTTGAATTTTCAGATGCTCTTCGTACCGGCCACGTTGCTGATCGCCCATACCCATTGTGGCCAGCGCCAGTGCGTGCTGCTGCCTGACGCGGGATCCTTCGTCAGCGAGCTGGCTGGTTAATGTGAGCGTCTTTTTCTTCAGTTCATTAAAGGCATTCTGGTGTTGCAAATCCTGTTGTGAGATATCCAGCTTCTGTAGCGCAAGCGCTATTTCATCCTTATGTGCCAGTACGCTTTGTTCATCCGCCGTCAGTTTTTTACCGGACAAATCAGCGATGCGCTGCTGAAATGACAAAAGCTGCTTATGCGCTTCCGTCATTTTTTCGGTCGTGGAAAGCTTCGCGGCGGCAATCAGCCCTTCAGTCTGCGCCTGTTGCTGGCTATACTGCAAAAGCAGTCGCCCGGCCTCGTCGTTGTGGTAAGCCTTTGGCTTTTCCTTCTGCCGTGCCATTGCTTTTTTATGGCGTTCGTTTTCACGCTCCAGCGCGGCATTGCGTACCGCTGCATCGGCATACTGCATGGCGGTAATGCGCGCCACCTCCCGTTGATGCCGCAGGGATTCAGTTTCATTATCCCGGTTCAGCGCGGCGTTCTGCTCGTTCCGGCGCTTCTGAGTCTTCTGATAATTACGCTCTGCCTGCGCCTTCGCATCCAGCAGGTCCTTCTGGCGTTTCTGTTCCTGAAGTTCGTTCAGTTGCTGCTGATCATATTCAGTCTGGGAGGAAGACACTGTCCATGGCGTTTTTCTGTCGCGCGCGATTTTTTCCTGCAGTGTCGCGATCTTTTCATCGAGCGTGTCTTCCCGCCCGATATCCAGCATCCGATCCCATGCCCACTTCGCCGCATCACCGACAGCATTCCATGCTCTTTCAATCCAGCCCAGATTGTCGTGTACGTCCCCCATCCGCTTATTCATTTCTTCCGAATACGCAGACATGGCAATTTTCGCGGCATCAGCCACTCTTCCCTGCTCGCCCAGTACCCTGATTTGTTCAAGCTGGGTGGCTGTCAGAAAATGCAGTGTCCTGTCCAGTTCTTTCGCCGCATTCACCGGATCATCCCGCAGGCGTTTAAACTGGCGGATGGTTTCATCCACTGATTGTCCCACGTTTTCCTGCATTCTGGTCGCGGTACGGGATACCATTGCCACTGCCTGCCCGGTAAACGCTCCGCTACCGACCACCTGTGCCAGCACGCCTGCAGCATCGTGCTGCGTGACGCCATTTCCGGCGAGCGACTTCGCCATCGCATTAAGCTGGCCTGTGGTTTTTCCGGCATAACTCCCGGTCAGAATAAGCTGTTTATTGAACTCCTCACTTTCTTTCGCCCCCTCATAGTACGCCTTACCCAGTCCGTAAACCGCCGCAGCCACACCGCCAACCAGCCCGCCGAGCATCATGCCCTTCGGCGACATCAGTTGCTCAATCCACCCGGCCCGGTTGGCCAGCGTGATACCGGAACCGCGAAGGGCGCCAAAATTTCCCCGTGCCAGTTCACCAATCAGTACGCCTATCTCGCGGCGCGCCATTGCTGATTTCAGTCCCAGTGCATGAGTGGATTTTGTTGCGGTATCCAGTTTGCGGATATAGACATCGGCGGCACTGCTAACCCCCAGTTCAGCCGCCTTCACCCGCAGCAACTCAGTACGGGAGAGGCCCTGTACCGCCGTCTGCTCTTTCAGTCGACGTATAAACTGTGCTTTTTTCTGCGTGGCCAGCGCCTCCGCATCGGTAAGTTCGCGTGTCTTTGCAGCAGCTTCAGACACCAGCGCCAGATAATCGCCCTGTGAAATATCTCCGCGTCCTTTCGCCTGTCGTACCTGCGCCTGGATACGCTGTAACTCCTGCAGACCACCGCTTAACTGTTTTACACTGTCAATCTGACGGTAAAATGCCGCTGCGGCTGCATCCTGAGCCTGTGCAACCGCCGCTGCCTGCGCAGCTTCCGCCCTTAACTTCTGATTCAGGTCGACAGCCCTTTCTCTGGCCTCGTTCGCCTCACGCGCCAGTTGTGCCATAGCGTCACTCTGTGTGCGTGTGGCAACCTGTGATTGCGCCATAGCGGCACTGATACTTTTTGCCGATGCCGCCACACTTCTGGCGCTGGACTCCATACATCGCCTGATGCGTTTTTCAACGAGATCACTGCTGTCCACCAGCTTCCCCAGCCCGTTACTGGCAGTCTGAAGACCGGCGGCAACTTTAGCTGTATCAACATCCATGTTGATGACGATATCACCGACTTTCTGGCTCAAATCTCACTCCTCCCGGAATACCGACTGCCACTTCAAGCAGATCCTGCTCCGTCATGCTCTGTACCGCTCCGGGTAATGTCAGCAAACTGAAGTCCGCTGCATCGATTTCTTTCCCCGTCACCAGCATGAACACCTGCGCTTTCAGCGTGGAAAACTCCGCATCCAGCAGGGCATCACTGAAACTGTTTTCCCGAAAGAAATCAGCCCACTCACTAAGTTCAGTTGAACTCATTTCGTCCAGCATCCGGCGCCAGTCAGGCCGCCGGAACTCCCGGGCCAGTTGCCGGACAAAATGAAGCTCATTATTCAGGACTTTTCCGGCGTCATGTCCTCTGATTCATTACCTGAATCACTGGCGTTATCTTTCTTATCCGCAGACAGCCCGCTGAGCATCAGAACACTTTCTGCGCCTGCGTCCAGCGCCTCATACGACCACTTCGCCTGTACTGACTGATAAAGCGTGTCTGCATCCTGAGAAGAATCACCATTCAGAAGCGAGCGGGATACCAGCCAGGCATTAATTTCCAGTGCCATTTGCATATAAGCCACGCGCTTATCCGCTTCCGTCGCACCATCCATATCCGTGTCATATTTCGCAGTACGTTTCTGGATGAACTCCAGGTACTCAATACGTTGCAGGCCGGATAACTCGAACAATGCCACCGACGCATCCCCCCGGGTAAACGTCTCTTTCTTTAAAAACATGATTTATTCCTGAAAAAAATGCCCCAAAACAGGACGAGAGGTGGGTTATGCCTGAACAGTAATATCCGCAATAGCGGTAAAATTACCGTCTGTTGTCATGCCAATAATTTTCACTGTACCTGCCTTAACACCTTTTACAGTGGCAATATTTTCCGCCTGCGTGACGGTGGCTGTAGTCGGATCTGACGTTGCGATACGCAGTGATTTATCTGTCACGTTATCCGGTTTCACCGTGAACGTAACCGCTGTTGTGGCGCCGACCTTCACGGTGGCATTTGTCGGTTCCACTGTCAGTCCGGTAACACTAACCACTTCCGGTGCATCCTCTTCAGCCATGTACGGACGGCCCACACTGGTAATTTTTACTGTACGGGCGATCTCATCCTTACTCTGCACCGTTTTCCCCAGCGAGCTCACCCAGCCTCTGAACACATCAACAGTGCCGTTCGGATACTTGATCCGGAATCCGCGCTTCTGCCCGGTCGTGAACAGTTGAATAAGCTTTTTCTGTACGTCCTCACCTGGCTTCCACGCCAGCGTCACAGAAGTATCCCCGGCAGACTTCTGTCCCTGTGTGGTACTTTTCCAGTCAGCGTTCTCGTCATCAAGATAGTTATTATCTTCTGCATCTGCCGTCAGTTCTCCCGGCTGCAGGTCTTTTACGTTTGCCAGCCTCAGCCAGTTATTATCACTTAGCGGGCTGGCGAACGGATCACCCTCGCTGTTGTACATCCAGAATGTGGTATTTGCGCCTTTTACCGGCGCAAGTGGATTAAGAATTGTCGTGTCTGTCATTCTCTTTTCCTCTACATGGAATAGGTGATGTCGTAACTCAGATCGGCTGACCCCCACATCGCCATTTCATCGTCTCGCTGATAGTTATACCCCAGCGCCGACATTGTCCGGATGATGTCACCCAGTCCCGCCACGCTCCCCAGTGCCGGATACACCCTGTTCTCCATCTGTTCATCCAGGGCGCTGTCCGGTGCAGTGGCTTTCAGAAATACTTCCACATGTAGCACCGCGCTCCAGATATCACCGTCCACCTCAGTACCGGTATACTGAGCATCACTCAGGTACACCGCCACCGCAGGTAACTCATCCTCCTCCACCACGACCGGACGACCGTCAAAAAACGTGGTGGAGCCATCATCGGTCTTTTTTAATGCGGCAATAATGGCCTGCCGTACTGCACTGTGTCGGGTCATTTTTTAGTGAATCTCCTCAGTTCATAACTGATTTCATGCTTCAGCTCTTTGGGCATCTCCGTTTTCATCTGTAAAACAACCTGCGTGTTGAACGCATGGCGCAATGCATCAGCAACCGGGATTTTCACCACATTAAGTGGGTATCTTCCGGCACCGGAACGCTCAAATACCTGCCACCATCCGTTCGGAGCCTGCGCAATAAACCCCCGGTCAAAACGGTATTTTCCTATACGTAGCGGCTTACCTTTTCTCCCCCTCATCGGGGTTGATGGTGGCGAACTCAGTAACCTGATGGCAGTCAGCGGATCACAGTTCACATAAATGTTGGCAAAAGGCTTGTCCGCTCTGGCCAGCCTGACTCTGGCGCGACGTCTTACCGTTCTGACGGGAATACCCTGCCGTCGGTTGTCTCCGGCCACCACCAAAGCAGCAGCACTGCGAACTGACACGCTGACCACCCGTTTTGCCACCCGGTTAATGGCCCGAATTTTTGCCCGGGTCACATATCCACGATCAAGTTCTTTAAGTACTGAAATGGCCTCTTTAAGCCCCTTTACCTCCATTGTTCTCCTCCAGAGTCAGTTGTGGCTTACCGTTAAAACGCCGGATACGGGTCACGGTAAACTCACTGCCCCGCAGTACCACCCTGTCTCCCCGGCGCGGGATAACGTTGCCTGAAAACACCACTACGTTTTTTCCGTTTCCTTCAACAGGCCCCAGTTCAGCCAGAAAATCAGACTCCACCACTATGCAGTCAGTCCCGTTGATGTTGACCTTCATGCCGAAGCGTTCTGCGATAAGTGCATCCATGCGCCTTTTCATCCCGTCAAAAAGGTCAGCCATTAATTTTTACCGGAACGGTTTCATCACCGTTTGCCGCTGGCGCCCATACCACCCCGACATACGGCAGGCTGCCGGTTGCATCCGTCTGAACCACGTTATCCTTCAGATACACTTTTTTCCCGACGGCAATATCCTCTGTTGTCAGTTTTGGTATGCTGAATACCCCTTCTGCGATGCCGGTTCCGGCGCTCCCGGCGGCAATATCGGTAACAGCCACAGCGAACATATCGCCGACCTGTACCAGATCTCCGCTCTTTAGTGACGTGGTCGCCACAATTTCAATCGTTTTGCCGTCTTCCACGTAATTCTTAGCCACGGTTATTCTCCTTTCCGGCACGCCGTGCCGGATTTCAGGTATAAAAAAAGCCCGTCAGGGCCGTATCGCTTAATGTCTGCTTTTAGTGGGTTATACGGTGCATTTCACCATGCCGCGATAATCCACCGGCGCAACGCCCGCATCAATACGAACTTTCGTGGTTACGCCATCCACCGTGAATCCTTCCTGCTGGTCGATATACGGCTTATCCACGCCGTTAAGGTAAGCCACCTCAACGGTATCGCTGCCTTTTGCTGCAGTAAGATAGAAAGTGGACTGACTGGCGTCATCAAGACGAGGCTCCGCGATCACCGTGGCGAAATCTTTCACCGGGTTAATGATCCCGGCGTTAATATCCGCCCCCTTGACACTGACAGATTTAATCACCTGATTTGAAACAGACTCCATCGCCGTCGGCACCAGTACAAATGCCGGACGGATATTGAGGTGGCGATCGCCCTCTTTCTGCATCCGCATTAGCTGGCGCGCTTTATCCAGGGACGCCACATCCATAACGGCTTTTTCAAGGACGTTTGCGTGTTTCGTCTTGTCAAACAGCGCCACATTATCACTGGACAGTTTCTGGTTACTGATGAGAACGTCATAAACCAGATCGGCAATGGTGGCTTTTGCCGCACGTCCCAGCTTCATCGGGACATCCGTCAGCATATTCATATCATCATTGATGATGGCCTGGCGGGTAATGCTGAACAGCTCCCCATAGGTAGCGAGCGCAATGGTCGCCTGTTTATCCCCTGTGGTGACGTATTTGTATTCCGCTCCTTCACGAACCTGACGCAGTGAACTGAATCCCCCCATACCCACACGGTGCGCAATCCTGAAATCAGACAACTGTCCTTTTTTGGTCCAGGCATCGAAGGTTTCCGGCGCTTCCTGCCAGCCCTGCAGAATGGACTTGTTTGCAACATCCAGCAGAATGTTACCGAAATCGGAGGTGCTGTGCGTAAATGCCATGCCGATCATCTGCATGGGATTCATGCTGGACACGCCTGTACCCCTCGCCACCAGCGAAATTCGCGCCAGTTCACGCAGGGTCATACAGTTGTACGGGTTATCCTTCTGCGCTTCTTCATAGCCTGCGCGGGCCATCACGGCAGCGCGAACGGCGTCGCCGGTAATATTACCGTTTCCGGTATACATCCCGGCATGAAACTCTGCGCGATTCTGCGGACCATTCAGCTGGTTAGTCGGCGTAATACCTTTCGCCATCTCGGCCAACAGTCTGTCCTTCGCCATTTCCAGAGAGCAATCCACATCAGCAATGCACTTTGCCATCAGCGAGGCATAACGATCGCCGGAAAGTGAAAACACATTCTGAATGCCGGTGATACGGTTACGCTGTTCTTCCTGCAGGCGTGCGCGAATGGCATTTTCATCTACAGTCACCAGCGACTGAGCCTGCGACTGAATCTGTGACTCAGGGGCTTTTGCCTGTGGCTGCGGTTGCGCGCCTGCATTGCCCTGCGGGGCGATAATCATACCTTTAATGCTCTGTGGCATATGCTCAAACTCCTCAACACGTTTTGAATGAATACAGGCCATTGCTTTTACAGGCTGTATCAGTTTGTCGGCAAACCCTTCACTGACGCACTCCGCGCCGCTCATCCAGGTCTCCTTTGCCAGCATGGCAGCAATATCTTCAGGCGTTTTTCCAGTTTTTTCGGTATAGATGGGGATAATGACGCTTTCGATCTTGTCAAGCAGGTCAGCATATTCCCGGATATCCTCCGCCTCACCCCCCGCCACTCCGCGCGGCTTATGAATCATCATCATGGCGTTTTCCGGCATAATGATGGGATTACCTACCATCGCAATAGCGGATGCCATTGAGCAGGCCATTCCATCGATATACACCGTTTTTTGCGCCGGATGATTTTTCAGGAGGTTATAAATGGCTATTCCGTCCAGTACTGCTCCGCCAGGTGAATGAATATGCAGATTTATCCGGTTAATCTGTCCCAGTGCAGCCAGTTCTTCTGCAAACCAGCGAGCCGAAATTCCCCATCCACCAATCTCGTCATAAATGCGGACTTCCGCCGTGTTATTGGCTGCAGCCCTGATGGAATACCAGCTATTACTGCTTCCCTCCCCGCGTCCGTTCCCTGCTGTCATCACCGGCGGCATTTTTATCGCCGCCACTGTTGTCTTCACTTCCGGCATTATCCTGTTCCCCCGGGTCATGTGCCGGATCAGTATCAAATACCAGTCCCAGCTTACGGTTTTCGTCAATTTCCGCCTTACGGCGGCGTTTCACTTCAGCAGGTGCGCCGCCACGGGCACGCACCCAGTCACTCTCTGTTGCCGCCCCGCCGCGTATCAGTATCCTCCAGGCATTCGCCTCTTTCAGCGGATCTATCCACGGCATAACCGGACCGGAATACACGGCATTAAACAGGGTCGCCATGTCCGTGTCCGTCGGCACATCTATCACACCCGCCGTAATCACCGTCGCCAGCCATCGCCGGTAAACCGGGCGACTGACGGCAGCAATAAAATTATCCTGTAGAATGGCGTATCCCTCCTGAGCCTCCACCAGCTCCTGACGCTGGGCGCTGTAGGTGCCGTCGTAGTTTCTAGCAATAGAAGAAAAACTTCCGCGTACACCTGCGGCAACCGCCCGCAGTTGCCCCATACGGAAAGACTCCAGGTTGGCATTTGGCCTGTCAGATTTGATGGTGCCGATATCCTCTCCCGGCAACAGGTCTTTCAGAATGGTGCCGGGTTCAATATCCAGATCGCGGTCTTTATCCGCATAATCTGGCGCGTCACCATCCTGTACCATTGCGTCACTGCGCCGGATAAACATGGCAAAAGCCGCCGAAATACGCGCGGCCAGCCTTTCACTGTCCTCATACTCCTTCAGATCCAGCAGCCGGATAATAACCGGCGCCAGCAGCGTGACGCCCCGCGCCTGATTCAGGCGACGGGTGAATTTAAGATGCAGCATATTTTCTGCATCGATAAGCTTGGTGGCCACCATAGCGGTGGCAAATCCCGGCCAGGATTTACAGACGATGTAACTTTTTGGCCTTTGCCAGTCGTTAAAATAGATCCCCTGAATCAGATTATTTGTACTGTCCGTCTGTTCCATCGGGACATAATCCGGTTCCATCGCCTCAAGCCAGAACGGTACGCCCGCCACCGGCTCAAGCCCTGGCATTTTTCCCGCCACCATCTGGGAGAACACCTCCCCGTCCCGCAACCATGTGCGTAACAAAAGGCGCTCCAGTACCGGGCGCGTATATTGTCCGGTCACGTCCGGCGACACGGACCACTCTGCCCATCTGGCGCGGATTTGTTCCGCCAGCGCGTTATTCAGCGTTCCGGCCACCGTCAGTGGTTGTGGCTCAACGATGATCCCCTTAGCCCCGATAACGCGCTCTTCCATCTTATCGAGCGCCCCCACCACCAGATCGTGATTGTTATCGAACCAGCGGGCCTGCTCCCGCAGGGACTTTCCGGCAATCTGGTTTAGTTGATTGGCGTTGCGGTTTTCACGCTTAATTTTATGTGTCCGGGTGGGTATTGCAGCCTCGTAAGCTTTTATTACTGCCCGCGATCGGAGTCTTGATACAGCCCATCCCGGCGACATCATGCTGATAGCTTTATCGATAAAATTCATGACAACCTCGCCCGGGTGAAAAGCCGTCGCGGATTATTTAACCGCTGTAACCTGTCTTCAATCTCGCGGCGCCCCTTCCTGATTTCCTCCAGGCTTTCCATTGTCATTGACTGACCGTTAAGCATGATGGACTTGCCTTTCAGTACAGTAAGCTCGGCCTCCAGATAGGCGTTGTACAACTCCTGTAGCCCTGCCCTGGTCATAACCACCCTCCTCCGGAACCACCGCCCCAGGCGGGTAAAATTTTTTTCTTCCTGGCTTTCACGGCTTTCTCTCCTCCTTCGTGTTGCTCCTGCTGGCGAACCTCAACAGGCTGCGTGGTTTTTGCGGCGTCTTTTTCCGGTAAGCGAGCCCATCCTGGTGGTTTTTCCCAGTTGATTCGCTCATAGCCACGGAGAATAGCCAGCGCGTGGGCGTAACACATCAGATCGAGCGCCTCGTTATTACCGCGTCCCGGTTTTTTCCACTTTCCGTCTGCGCTGCGCTCTTCATAGGTCAGTTCCTCGTAGAACCACGGCCCCAGCCAGTCAGGAAAATGAATGTAATTCGCCCCCGGCTCCTCACGCTCCAGTGCGGCAGCTACCCTGTCTTTCAGGGCATTGGTCTGTAACAGATACAACGGCACATCCCCCTGGCTTTTGCCCGACGTTCTGAGCGTTCGGTGTTATCGGGATAGGTTTTGGTGATCAGCTTCTCGCGTCGGGTACTGTCTCCCTTGAACAGATAAACGCGCCCGGCAACGCCTTTTCGCTTACACCTTCGCCAGAACGCGTAGGCATTATCGGTAACACCGTCTTCACCGCCTGAGTCCACCGCCATTGCCAGTACCGGCATAAACTGTTCAGGATCTGCCGCCAGCGGATACGTCTTTTCCAGCACATCCGTTTTCAGCAAATCCCAGTCTTCCGGTCTTGCAGCCGGATTGACAGGCTGGCTTTCGCCATCCTCATTCACTCTCAGGGAATAACGGATGTTGTAGCGGTCAATGATCCAGCGTTCACCATATGCGCCATAGCCCACTACCTGGACCACAAAGCGCCGCTTTTTACCGCCCTGTACGTCAACGGTTGCCACAATAAAACGCACCCCGTCAGAAACGGTACGTTTTGATACGTCCTCAGCGCGTGCCATCAGCGCGTCACCGCTGCGTGCCTCCAGCGAGCGACGGGACTGATAGGGTAATCCCCAGTCCGTATTGATGACGGCTTTCAGGGTTTCCTCGCTGCCGGTTCGTTCGTATTCCTCTTCGGCGGTCAGCAGCTTGTAAACCAGTTGCGCCCAGGTCTGATAAGCCGCCGCCGGTCCCTCCATCCAGAAACTGGCGATACGTGAGCGGCGGGCTTCGCCGGTAATATTGCCGTCGCGGTCAATGTGCTGACCTTCCCGCAACCAGACGCCACGATTATTCAGCTCACGCTTCTGCTGTGGTTCAGTCAACTTATGGCAGTGTGGGCACTGAATCCGCGCTGCTTCACTGGCCTCCATAGGGTCGGCAATATGGCGATAGCCGGTCATATTCGCCATTGATGGCTGAAAATATTCGCCACAATGCGGACACGGCCAGTACCAGCGACGACGATCGCCACGGTTGTACAGGGAAAGTATTCCTGTGGTCGGCGGTGCTTCGTGCGGTGATGACGGTTTCCATCTGGTATCGGTAATTTCCCGCCCCGGCGAGCTCTCCACCAGTGTCATACCCAGCGACATAAACGTTGTGGTACGCTTCGACGCCAGCGAGAATGCATCCCCCTCACCATCAACATCTTCGGGGAACCGATCGTAGTCAGTCAGCGCCACACATTTAAAATCCGAAGACGAAAAAACATTGATTGATGGCCAGCCAATTTTCAGAAACGAGCCATCACGAAACGTTTTATCATGCACATTATTATCGTTACGGTGAGGGCTGAGTCTTCTTGCTATCGCCGGACTGTGGCGAAACATCTTTGCCAGACGCCGCTTTGAGTGCTCCTGCGCCTTGTCCTGAGTCATCTGAACCACCAGCATGTCAGACGGATCGCAGACAATATTGTAGGAAATCCAGCCGTCAATCAGCCCCAGCGTCTTACCGGTTCTTGCCGGGGCGACAAATACCACGGCATCGTAGCTGCGTGATGACAGGCAGTTCATGGCTTCCACCACATAGGGGGTCAGGGTGGATTCCCATGCCACAGAATTTCCCGCATCGCGTGGTACGCGCATATATTTTCTGACCGCATCCGATATTTTCATCCTGCGCGGCGGCCTGAACATCGATGAGATATCACATCCGGCAACAACGGCAGAGGCTAAACTATTCCTGCTCTTCCTCTTGCCCTTCGTCACCGTTGTCATCATCATCTCCGTTTATAGCATCCGCGCAGGCCTGGTATGTCATGCTGGCCAGATCTTCCCTGAGTTGATCAATAATTTTTTGCGTCATTTCCAGCGCATCAGGCGGCAATGCCGCATCCCTTTCCAGTAAGTCCGGTAGTATCTCCAGTGTCTTGACGACCGTTTTTGCCATGACAGCATAAACGCTCAGCACCTCGCTGGCCGGGATCAGAGTTCTCATCTCCTTTTCCAGCTCAATACGCGTCATTTCCGACTGAAACCATGCCCGTCGATCTGAGGGTTTCATCTTATTGGGGTCATTCTCCCCGGTAACAGCCGGCATCGTCATCATGGCGGTCAGAATATCCACCAGCCGGTAGATTTTCAGGTTACTACCGTTCCCACCTGAGGTTTTTACGCCCTTCAGCCTGCTGGCGATGGTCTGTCGGTGTGCACCAGTGATGGCCGAAAGCTGTGTGATGTTTAATTCGAAGCTTTTAATTTCCTGATCCACAGTCGTGCTCTTTTCCTGTATACGGTGAAAATGGCGTTCAGTGTCGAACAAAAAACGTACCACTTCGACACTGAAAACAGTAAATGTATTGATTTTTAAGGTTATTTTTCAGTGCTGACAGAGACTAAAAAATCAAAAATCAGCCGATTCCCGCGAGCCCGAAGCCACCCGTGGCGCCCCCTGCCCGGGAGTACCTTTTTAATACAGTCACCATTGGTTACTAGTTTTTCCTGCATTACCGTGGCATTGGGTGCGAATGTACGCCTGCGCCCCTTCCAGTTGCTTTTGCATCGTCTTCACTCGCTCTTTGAGGGCGAAATAATCCCGTTGAGCGGAGTCTGCCAGTCTGGGGCTGGCTGCATTATCCATGCGGGCGGTGGAGGTGGATTTACCTGTCGGCACTGCGGGGCATGTTGCGTTGACGTACAGGCGACGGCGGCCAGCGGCAACATCATCGCGCAAAGCATCATTCTCAGCTTTCGCATCGGCTAATTCCTTCGTGTATTTTTCATCGAGGGCGGCAACGTCACGCTGGCGCTTAGTCATGTCGGTAATTGTCGCGTTCGCCAGCGTCAGCCTATGAGTAACGGTATCGCGCTGCTCTTTGTAGGTGATGGCGTTATTTCGGTAGTGATTTGCCAGCCGACCGGCAACAATTAGCGAGACAAGCAACAGGCCAACAAACATCGTTTTCCAGTTGAACATCATGACAGGAACAGAGCACGCTCCGCCTCACGCCGACGGGTAAGCCCGTTCAGTACTTTGCCACCAGCCTTATTCCAGCGCAGGAACTCATCAGCGGCGCCAGCGTAATCACCAGCGTTTAGCTTCCGCAGCAGAGTGGATGTGGATAATGTCCGGGCGCCGAGGTTGTACGCGAACGACACCAGCGCATCAAACTGGCCTTGCGTCAACTTGACCTTAACCAGTCTGGACACATCATTTTCATAACCGACTAAACCAGTTTTAAGCAAGCGCTCGGCAGTAGCCTCGTCAATCATCATTCCGGGCTTAACTGGCTTACCGTCAACAGAGTGGGTCCAGCCATAACCAATCGTCCAGGGATCTCCCCCCGTTCCCGGGTCCGGATAAGCTGTCAGGCTACAACCTTCAAACTCTTTGATTAGGGTAATGCCTTTTTCACTGATTCTCATCATTAACCCCTGCACGTTTTTTGAGTGCGCTAATTGCGATTTCGCGCAGCTTGTCCACACCGACAAAGCCAATAATTCCGCCAACGAAAGGCGAAATGGAAACCGGCAGGCCTACCACATCAAGCGCACTGGTGACACATAAGGAAAGAGCGCCACACAGGACGCCCTCAAGCCATTTATTTTTACGGGTGGCGCCGTCGTATATCAGTCGGCCGTAGGCAATGAGTCCGGCCATTAACGCCCCAAGTATCTGGGGCCACGCATTTTTGAGTCCGGTCAAAACCGCAGCCCAGAATTCAGGAGTCTTGTCATTCATTTTCATAAGCCTCACCTCCGATGATTTCGGATGGTAACTAGAGTGAGTGAAATGGTTGGGTTGCAGGGTTTAATATCTTGTAAAACAGGATTGCCTGTGGTTGCAGAATCTGAAAGTAAAATCACGCAGAGTACAATTTTAATGGAGGTGAGGCACAAATACTGCAAATTTAGCTTTTAGCTTAATTGATTGCGTGCTGAGTGAATTCTGTTTGACAAAAACATGCTATTTATAGAATGTTAATTCCATGTAATAAAAAGGATGTGTAACTCATCATGCCAACGGGAATTAAACCAATATTTATCAATAATATGATGTCAACATATGGATTATCCCATTCTCATGACAGCAAGGTATTTCCAGACCTTCCAGAACACCAAGATAATCCTTCGCAATTACGCCTCCAACATGATGGTCTTGCTACCGATGATAAAGCCAGGCTGGAACCAATGTGTCTTGCTGAATACCTTATCTCTGGACCAGGAGGAATGGATCCTGATATCGAAATTGATGATGATACCTATGATGAATGCCGTGAGGTGCTATCACGCATACTTGAAGATGCATACACTCAAAGCGGGACATTCCGCAGACTGATGAATTATGCCTACGATCAGGAATTGCGTGATGTAGAACAACGCTGGTTGCTGGGAGCCGGAGAAAACTTTGGTACTACCGTAACTGATGAGGACCTGGAGAGTTCAGAAGGCAGAAAAGTGATTGCCCTCAACCTGGATGATACAGACGATGATTCAATACCAGAGTACTATGAAAGTAATGATGGCCCACAACAATTTGATACAACACGCTCATTTATTCACGAAGTTGTACACGCGTTGACTCACCTTCAGGACAAAGAAGACAGTAATCCAAGAGGCCCGGTAGTCGAGTATACCAATATCATTTTAAAAGAGATGGGTCACACATCACCACCAAGAATCGCCTACGAATTTAGTAATTGACACTCATCAAAAAATGCAAAATCCCACGATGCTACAACACAGTAACCAGTTCAGGTCTGAGCTAATACAGGTCAGCAGTCCATAGACACTGGCTCCTGTCAGGATGCCACCTGCTAACCCAGTACCAGAAATCGATTCGGACATTCATCCCCCTCTGGTTGTGTGGGGCCTCTCAGTTATGAGGGGAAATAATAAATATCCTCCGGCTATGCCGGAGGATATTTATTCATAAAGAACACAATTAAGAATAATACCGATTTAATTAAAATAACTTGATCTCACAGTTGAAGAATGAATAATAGCGAGCCCTGCCAAGGCAGGGCATAGAAATAACCAACGAGAAGAAATAGGTAGGAACTAATGAAAAACACCGCTCTGGGTAAGTTCATTTTTATCGTCGGCACCGCGTTACTGCTCGGTGGCTGTAGTGGCATGGTCATGCCTCCCTATGCCACCCACGGTACATCGGTCGGAATCATTGCGCCGGCGGGAGGCTATAGCGAGTGGCACACGGATAGCCGCAACCACACCACAGGAGACAGTCACAGCCAGTCACAGGGAAACTGCACCCAAAGTGAAGATAGCCAGCTCAGCGAAAATGGTCTCACACGGACACACCAAAGCAACTGTAACACCCGTAGTCAAACCCACAGCAGTAGCACCAGCAAAACCCGCTCCAGCAGCGTCGGTTTCAGCGTCGGGGGGCCTGTTGGTGCTAGCATAGGGTTGATCAAGCAGATGGAGTCGATGAACCGTGCGCCAGCCAACGATATGAGTAGTAATGAGATGTTCAAGAATTTCGGTTTCTAGCACATAACGCCACCTGGTACCGTTGTGGTGTCTGGCCCGGCGGCTATCTGTAACGACTCACAATCGAAAAAAGTCAGACTCGCAATCAGCGCAAATTTTGGCTCACAATAACTGCAACTGAAATCGGACGTGGACTCACGCTAAGTGAGAGCGAAATCCGACGCTCAGAGCCAAATGAGAAGTTTTTTCCATTGGCAGTAATTGTGAGCCAGCAAAAATAGATTGTGAGTCCATTGAATGGGGATCGTTGTGCATTTTCATAAGCCTCACCTCCGATAGCTCGGATGGCGCAGTGTGAAGTAGGAAGGCCGCCCGGTGGATCAACGACAAAACTCAGAGGGATTATTCCGGACGGCACAAACAGAAAAGCCCCGGCAATCACCGAGGCTTAAATTGTTGCCGGTTACCGCTCCGGCGCGATCAGCAAAAGCTATCGCGGTATCAGATTGTGGTCCTGCCTGTGTGAGCTTTGCGGTCGGCTGGAACATGTAGACTCCGCATCACTCCCCGCACTTTGTCTTATTGGCGTCGGGAATCCATAAAAGAAAACCCCGCCGAGGCGAGGTTCTTAATTCTTGTAACGTCACAGGCATAATAACCCATCGTTGGAATCAGGTTAGCCATTTTCCGTTAAGTTTGCAATAGCTAAATTATTTTGGTCATCGAGTCACGTTTCCCAGAACCTTTTCTGCATACGATTCCTCAATATGGCAATGCTCCACCAGCCGATCGAAAAACAGTTTATAGTTGTACCGCCATACCATTTCCGTTACTCCTAGTGCTTTAAAAATCTCGGTATCTTTGAGACGTGGGTAGCCTCTTCCCTTGCATCTTGGGCATTTTTTATAAACCGGCACGCCCTGCAACTCAGATTTTTTCTTATCGAGAATTTCTCCGCGTCCCCGGCAACGACATTCATTTTTCACATGGCCTTTGCCATCACACGCCTTACACACTACGCGTACCTGCTCACGAACTGATTTCCACACCTCCCAGTCGGACGGAGAAATACCTTTCGTATCTTTTACCCATTTTGGTGGCTTACCATCTGGGTAGGTAACCTTGTTCGTGAAAACCTCAGCATCAATTAATTTAGCACCATGACAGTTACTGCACGTCACCAGGCTGGCCGCGCTGAGGGAATAATCGCGAAATACATAACGCGCCATAGTGTCGAGAAATTTTGAACGCTTACCCTCTTCCATTTTCCGTAATGCCCCATGCCGTTCTGCACGCTGCTCTGCTAATAGCCTGATATAGGCGATGATATTTTCAGAAGATAAAACCCCAGCTTTTGCAAGATACAATTCAATACCCACTGCGGCTTTTGCAGTAAGTAGCCCGAGTGATGCCATTACGTCAGTAATAGTCAGCGTATCAGACGTTATTCCGCATGGTACTGCGCCGGGCATCATGGATTTAGGTGAAAAATATTTCGGTAAGGACTCAAGATTCATTTCGATGCTCCCGTTTTGCTTCAATGCGGACGTAATTACGAAGAATGCGGTATGCCACAGGAAAAGATCCCCGGTATCGATAAATTCGGAGACGCAACCAGCGCATGCGGAGTATCTCGATCAGTTCTGGTTTCATGCGGCCTCCAGCTTTTTTAGCGCACGCAGATCCGCCAGAGCCGCGAGCCTGATTTTCTTCAGCTCCTCGACCGTCCAGCGGTGCGGGGTGTTATTGTTCTCGAGTGCCAGCACCGCCGCCTCACCGTAACGCTCAACCTTCACGCCACGGCGCCGGTATCCCGCCACCAGCTCATCCGCCTCTTCGGTGGTACACACCGGATGCTGAAACCATGTCATTTTCATGCGAACTCCAGCAGATGCGCGGCCACATTTTCAACTTCTTCCGGAGAGGAAAATTTACGAAACAGAATCCAGTTCCACAGGACGTTCAGCACAGCTTTATAGACCTGTTGAAACTCGGTTTCGTCCATACTGGCGAACGCTATGGATTTCGCCCGGCGCCCGCGGCTGCCATCCGGATAAAAATGCCCGGTATAAAACCCGGCCTGAACGGTTACCCATTCCCGGAAGGCATCAAAAGATTTAAGAAGGGCGACGTCCCCGGTTCGCAGGGTAGCTACGTTATGGAGGTACTGTTCCGCCGCCTCGTTAAGGGCCGGGGTATATTCCTGGCCTGCGGAGTCGCAAAGAAAATTAACGAACCCGGAGATAAGTTTCTGTTCCCGCGATGTGACCGTGCCACCCGTTGGCGTCCAGTAGTCGAAACCAAGCTGAAGGAGTTTAAAAAATCGTTTATGAAAGGCGTAGTTGCGGACACGCTTAAAATCGGCGTGTATCCACTCACCGATTTTTACTGAGCGCAGGAAATCCCCACTCTCCGGCGTCGCCGGGAGCAGAAGCCCTGATGAGGTTTGCTTGACCAGTTGTAAATGCGCCATCGTTCTCTCCGGTGGCGCAGTAGATTGGGAGTTCAGCCCACAGACGAGTATAACAAAGGATGATTATTCATGATAACCGGCCCTGATAGTCAGCTCATTAATCAGGCTATCGCTCCCCATGATGTCATTTTGCAACAACGGCAGAAACCGGACATAGCGGCCATCCCGATACATCAATGACCTGTTGCAGTCAGGAAAAAAATCCATTTCAGCAATTACTGTCATGTCATCACGGCGAATAACAGCATATTTACAAGTGAATGTTTTATTTAATTTTTTCACGGTGTCTCCATAGATAACGAACTTGAGCATTTTTAAAGCACCTTCATTCTCACCATGAATATATAGGAGACTACTAATTATCATTATTAATAAATATGGCTATTTTTTGACATGCTCATTTCCCGGACATTAAAAACCCGCCGGAGCGGGTTGAATGTGGGTGCATTGAGGATACCTGACACATCAGAGGCGGCGGGGATTTCTCCCCGCCGGGTCTCTTACCCCTCAAATTCGTAAGCCGTGAAGACAGCGGCCTCCGTCTGTCCGTACAAAGTTCATATTCATCTGATAATATTTAATCAGACACTACTTTAAGGTAAATTTATCACGCTCGGTATTAAAAAAACATTCACTTTTTCTAACTATCATACCCATACAGATAGGCTCCCGACTCAAAGGATGCTCTAATCCCTGACACACCAGGTTGAGGAATGCCTCTTTGTCAAATAAGCAACAAATATCTGACTGTGATGATACTTTAACAAAAACACCGTTTGTTGGAATATCCAGCGTTATCGGACAAGTTAAATGTTCTTCAGAACATGCAAAACTTCCTGCTTCAACCTGAAAACTACAGAAATTAATCCTAACAGGTAATAAATCTCTTATGTTGGCAGGTTGAGTATTAAAATGGTATCTGGCGTTCTGGGATTCAGAAAAAGTTAAAGATGCAGGCGGTGCAGGCATATTCCATGTACGATTTAATTGGCGTGCCAACCTTTCTGCATTGCTAAACCTTTCTGGATAACTCCTGCGAATATCACTATAAACCTGCCCCGGCTCACGCCATGGAACCACCTCAAATGCTCCTTCGTCGGGGCTATGACGCACCAGGTATAATGCATCACGTAGTTGCACCTGTATTTCAGTCGGCCCAGTCGCGCCATCAGGAGGTCTGGCTGCATTACGTATACTGTCGAGAATATCCGAGGGTAATGTCTCTATTCTCATATGGGTATTTAAATATACATTTGGAAAACTTAATGGCATATTTTATTTCCTTTTATATTATTAAAGTTAAGAACACTGTAATTATTATTTTTTTGAAAACATACCCCACACCATCTCACTATCATCCACACCTAACTAATACTTAAATATCCTGAATGATCTAGTATTTTTAATGCAACGCTTTCAATCAAATTTAGGACATATTCCATTTAGTCTGTTCATTATTCACACGTAGTTTCAGACGGGACTCAGCACATCCTTCCTGGTATTCGATTTTCATTCAGATTTCGCCTCCCGGTAATTTCCCCGATAAAATGCCAGTACCCTTTGCATCGTCACGCTGTTCCGGCACTCCGTACAGATAACGTTTCTGGTCCGGTCGTAAGAACTCACTACACCTTCCGGCGTTTTCAGAAAGCGGGTAATCCTGGCATCTTCACGTTTCTGCTTCCAAAGCCGGAAAGCCCGTTCCGAAGGGAAAATACCGCTTCTCCCGGCCTGATACAGATCCCCACAACTTTCCGCCTTTTCCAGGTAGTGGCGGGCTGTAAAAATGGTTAACCCCGTTATCTTCCGCAGTTCTCCAAACGTCATCTGACCGTGGGTTCGTACCAGTTCCGTCAGGCGCTTCTGTATTTCAGCTTTCTGCGCCGGTGTGTAATTTCTGCTCATAAGTCCCCCCTGTTAAAGCCTTCCCGCCGCCTTACGCCGTCTGAATTCTTCCATCATCAGTTGTGCCGGGGTTGGCCCTGCCGGATGACGCGGCGCTGCCAGTTGACGGTGTACCGGCGGTATGCTGAAACCATTACCGACGTGTTTTGTCCACTTCGCCAGTAACCGTTCTGCAAGTCGTTTCAGTTCGCCTTCCGTCATCTGGTGCTCAACGCCCGTTCTGCGCATCTCGGTGCAGATGTGATACAGAACCGGCTGAGGCCACGGATATTTATCACTGCCGGAGTAGCGCCAGGACTCGTTACGCCAGTGACGATATTCCGCCAGCACCGCATCGGCTGTGAGACCAAACGCATTAGCTCCGCTTTCAGAAACCAGCGAAATAAACTCAGCCAGGTCCGGCGGCCATGTCTCAGCCGCCCGGCATCGCTCCATACACTGCTGACAAATCAGCCGGATTTGGCGCTCAGTCATCGCCCCAATCTGGGCCACCCACAGCTTCGAAGGCGCCGCGCCATTCTTCTGCGTCCATCGGTTCGAATAAATTTCCCCCATGACTTCCCAGAGTCGCCAGGCCGTCTCCGTCGCTGGCGATCCCGTTTTCGCGTTCCCACTGCACGCGGGCTGCCCTGATTTGCTGTACTGCCCGCGATGCGGTGCTGTCTGGCTGGATTTCTGCATGGCTTTCTCCCCTGCTGGCTGGTTTCGCCTTTGCCCTGACGTGGTTTACGTGACGGGCGAATTTTTGTTCCCACTGGATTTGTGTGAACACCTTTCCCTCCGACGTCCAGTAATCCCTGAACGCGACAAGCTCCGTAGGTAAATACTCCGGCTCTGGTAACGCAACGCCCCACTGGGCGGCCCGTTGTCGGAAATCCAGCGAGGGATGCCAGTCATCCATCATTGAGAATTTCCCGATCGGCTCGTTCAGGCCTTCCCGGTATTCCGGTTCAGTCACGACAGGCTGTTGCATAATTCCAGGCTGACTAACCGGAGCACTCGCGCGCGCACGCGCGTTATGTGTGGGGTTTAATTCTTTTAGATCTATATCTTTATTAGTTCCCTTTTTGTTGGCTTCCTGTTTAAACACCGAACCAACACCTGTTGAACATGTGTTACTTCCACTGGCGGCCTGCGTTTTCTTCCTGTTCCTTCTGGACTGAACAGATGCTTTCCCTGCTGCCGACTTTTTCGCCAGAACATCCCTGACCGCAGCGAGATCATTCTCGATACGCTCATGAATCCATTCAGTGCCGTTATCAATGAAAAATTCTCTCAGGGACTCTTCCACAGCCCCCCAGCGTTCACTGCTAATCCGAGCAATTTTTGCCAGCCTGCTTTTCGGGATAGCTCTTCCGGTCTGCCAGTAATTGAACATCAACAACAAATAGGCTCCATGCTCCTCGGCAGAAAGGTGCATGGTGTCCGCCAGATAATCAGCGATGTAAAGCTGCATGTATGGAAGTGTGGCCATAAAGCCTCTCTACGCTCTTTTCCGGGCGATCTGAAAACATAAAAAATTACTCACTGGTCATGTCTCTGGTACTGCTGGCGATAACCGCTACGTAACGCCTGTAACGCATATATGGCCTCGTCACACTCCCGCTCAAAATCCGCCAGCGGCGCGCCAAGAAGTACCGCGCTTGCCACTGCGGTTTTTTTAAAAGCTGTAAAAGCAGGTACTCAATGCTCTGCCCTGCCGTTATTCGTTTATGCAGTTCCGGCGCACTTTTGCGGATCGCCTCCAGAATAGCGGGGATCAGCGCAGAGAATTTCTCGCAGTGCTCCGCCGTTTCCCGTTTCCGCCAGCGCTGAAAAATGTTTATCCGGTTACGGCGCCATGCGTCGTAATCCACCGTTCCGTCGTCACGCTCGATACGGTGAACCGCTATTTCCGGTCGCGCCGGCTGCTCCAGGAATGCGCGGGTGATCAGTTGCGTGGCGGTTTCCTGGGTTATCTGTAGATATGCCAGCCATGACGATAACGCCTGACTGGCTGTTTCAGGGGTGATCATGGTTGTTCACCTTCGCTAATATGGTTCTGCTATCGTTCACATGAGGCGGGAAAACATCATCAAGAACACAGCGAGATCCCAGATGGTTAAGTGTGGCAACAATTTTTCGGCACTCCTCCAGTCCGGGTGTGCGAAAATTTGCTTCGTAGTTCGCCAGACGGCTCTGTATCCATCCCAGGTGAGTCGCAAACTGCCGTTGAGATAGCCCCAGTTGCTTTCTGTATGTTGAAATTTTGTTCATTTAAAACCTCCGCCAACAATTCTAAACACAATGTGTGTTGCATGGTCAAGTTGTTTTGTGTTTTGCGTAAATCACGCATCGTGATAAAAGGGAGCCATGAGAAAAGAAAATGAAAAAATTGCCGCCAGCCGGCTTAATGATGAGATCGCAATGCGCCTCAAGGGGCGCAGACAAAAGCTCGGCCTGTCTCAAGGTAAACTGGCTGAGATTTGTGGATGGACTCAGTCACGCATAGGAAACTATGAAGCAGGAAGTAGAAATGTTGGGGTGTATGATGCAGTTGTACTTGGTGAAGCACTAGGTATTTCCCCACCCGAACTTCTGTTTGGTGAAAAGGACTCCTCGCAGGCATGGCTAAGTGATCAACATAAAAAATTACTTGAGTTATTCAATCAGTTACCAAGCTCAGAGCAACAACGAATGATTGATCTCTTTGAGGTTCGTTTAAAAGAGATTGATGACTATGTTGAAACGTATCTAAGAAATCGCCTTAAAAACTCAACTCAACCACCAGAAAACTAACTTAAGACTTGACCTGAATAGTTTAAAACCTGCCACTGGCGGGTTTTTTATTGCCTCAAGCCCAGCAGAACGCCCTCCCTCAACCAAAAACACATTATGTGTTGACAATTACACGTCATTCCGTGTTTAATGAATTCATCAAGACAACGCCAGACCAGATAACAGCCGGACAATACCAAGAGTTATCCCGCTGCTGAGTCGGGCTAAGTAGCCAGCCTGAGGCATACGAACATGACGGCAGTTGTTGTTAAGTAACAAGCGCAGTAGATAAAACGTTCCGCCGCCGGGCGTTAAGCGGGAATGAGGTCAGCATGGATTTCAATACCCCCATGGAAAAGGCTTACCAGGAATACTTTCAAAGCCTTATCGAAGGTAAGGGGGCGCTATGCTTCGCAGAATTTGTAGAGGTACTGTCATGAAAATAGAAATATTCAGAATTGAAGGACGAGTTTGTTTACTCATATCCCCAATCAGTATCTCTATCGCGGAGCGCCTTGCTACTGCCATGGAAAACAGCGAAGTCGTTGCAGCTCTTGGTGCTTATCTCACATCCGTTGGCGAGGCACCAGATGGAGAACTCGTTGGGCTCTATCTCTACTTTGATCACCTCGATACCACTGCGTTCATAACGATCAATCATCTGATTGAAGCGGATAAGCCAGTCCCGATAATCGTCAGGTAGCACCCACGAATCGGTCAAAATTTCTTTGCATGATTCGTACTGATCGAGATTTTTGAACCAAAAAACACTAATTGGACGGGGTGTCATTTTTATGTCCTTACTGGTTGTGTGAGAACTCCAGTATACCACCGCCCCGATGTGGATAAAGACGGGCGTCAGCTCCACGATACGGAGCACGCAACACGAAAGCGCGTTCGCTACTTAACTAAGGTTGTCGTTAAATCCACCGATCCTGGTTGAGCGCGCTTCCGGTTGCGAGTGGAACCCGTGACATTGCTGTGTGTAGTCTTTGGCGGTACCAGTTCATTACTTTCTGGTTTCCGCCCTTTTTAAAGCGAATTTTGTGGTGTGGTGAATGCGGCTAAGCGCACGCGGCACAGTTAAAAAGACATAACGGTCCTTCATGTTGTGGGTGGAAATAGTAGTCGGCGGTAATGGTTAACTGGTTATCGTCACCTGGAGGCACCAGGCACCGCACCAACAAAATTCGCTTATAAACAGGCAAAGAGGATAAAACGATGATACCTGTCATTACACCTCGTTCCGACTGGATGCGCAGTCCGGCTAAACAGCAGACTGCAATAAACAGAAAACCGGGATTGATTCGTAAAATTTATACTCTACTCACCCAGAAAGGAGACCCGACATTAATTAACTGCGCATATTGTCAGAAAGCAATACCGGAAGAGACCGCATACGAATATGAACTGATATATATGCACGGAACGCTTATTTCACGTAAAAAACAAAAATATTGCAGTAAACGCTGTGCCAGCCATGACCAGATGGCACATGAACTTTAATTAATCATTTACTGAAACAATAAAACTATGCCAGCAATGGCAGGGATTCACTCAACCTGAAAAAGGAAATAAAAATGAAAAATACAACGCCTGATGCAGCAGTATTACAGGAACTAAAAGAACTCACCAGCCGTATATTTAAGATATGCGAGCAAAACAATATGCCGGTAGTTATTGGCTATTCATACGAGTTAAGCAGAAACGAAGATGGCTATTCAATAAATAAATCAATAACTGCATATGCAGATGAAAAAACAGGGGCATGGGACTCCACTATAGCCGCAGCAGCCATGTTGCTCAAAGTGAAAGACGTCCCCCGGGAGGTTATTGGTGCATTGAAGAGCTTGTCTGTTGCCAGTGATTTTGCGCGGGCGATGTCTGAGGCCTCAAAGGAAAAAAGCCTGCATTAAATGCAGGCGCTTCCCCGGCTTTACATCCCGGCGATGCTGAGGTGGGCGACCAGACCCACCACCAGAGACATGACCAGTGAGCACCCGGAGAGGACTTTCACTGGCAAAACGATTTTAATCTTAACTGAGGTTAAAAAACAATGAGCATTAAGCAGGAAGAATATTCATTTTATTACAAGGTTAAAAATGAAAGTGCCAGGAAACGCCTCGGCTTTAAAGCCGGTTTTTTCTGGTGTACAGCTAAAAAGCAGTCACTCGCCCTCTCCCGTGGCGAACTGGCTATGGATGCGGCCGGATTTGATGAAGCTGATTTTGCCAGACCTGTACGCGTACATTTTCCGGTAGAAAATGACATTCCGCCCGAGGGTGTCTTTGATACTAAATTTTGTGAAAACCGCGAACCCGGTGGCGAAGACGGCAAAACCCTGACACTTATCCCCGGCGCAGCTTCTGCTGTTAAATCAGATGAAACAGAACTCGCCGACGGTGCTGGCACTCCTGCCGGAGAAAACGGGATACAGGAATCTCATAACCCGCCAGCAAACCCTCAACTGACCGTGGTTGCGACACTGCCGTTCCGCCATCGCGTTCTGGCACAGTATATTGGCGATGGAGAATATCTTTATCACGTCGATACAGACCAGAAAAAAGAAATCGCGTGTCTGGAGATGGATACTCAGAATACCACTGTCCAGAACCTGATACTCGCCGCAGAAAATGTAGAGCCGTTCAAAAAAGCTATCGAACATGATATTCACAAAGCAGTGAATGCGTATAAACAGGTATTTCCTGTCGATGGAAAAGTACCTGAGTTATGCACCACTATTAAGTTTTTTAAGGAATGGTTCAGTGCTGAACACATTAACCGCGGCCTGCTGGTTAAGGAATGGGCTGAACGCCTGAAGAATAAACCTGCACCCGTTAAAAAAACCGGGCCACATAAAGTAATTGTCGACGACGTAAATAAGCCAGAACGTCCACGCCGTAGCGAAAAACCGACACACAGAACGATTAACTATGAGCTCGCCTGTGGTTTCTGTGAGGAGCTGGATCTGAATAACCTGCGTCCTGCAATGGATTTTGCAAAACGTATCATCGCCGAAGACCGGGAAGACTGGAAGCGAATGTCGATGACAGTGGGCATTATTCCCGACATCAAAGGCTACGACCGACAAACCATTATTGACCTGGTACGCAAAGCGCCAAAGGCCGTACATAACGATAATCCTGATCTTCGCCGGACGTGGTGCGAAAGCTTTCTTGCCGTTCATGGTGTTCGCGATCCGGACTGGTACGAATATGTGCCTGATAACACCCCAACAACCCATGAAGAAAATGCAGCAAGGCTTCGTCAGGCGGGCAAATGTCTGCGGGATATTGAGGCAGGGAGGTTTCAGTGTGATGAAGAAAAACAGCAACCGACAGGCGAACTGGCAGATGAACCAGCAACGCCTGAAGCAGTGGAACAGGACACAACTGAACATCATCCGGACCCGCAACCGCTGGAGAATGAGCCACCTGTAAGCCAGACAGAAGCAGGCTACCAGAAAATACGGGCAGAACTGCACGAAGCACGTAAAAACATTCCACCTAAAAACCCGGTTGATGTTGGTAAACAACTGGCAGCCGCGCGCGGTGAATATATCGAAGGCATCAGCGACCCGAACGATCCGAAGTGGGTTCATAACAATTACAGCGCCTCAAATCAGGGTGAAAAAGAAGAAGTGGTGCCGGAGGAAAAACAACCAGCAGCAGAGCCGGAGGCTGTCACCAGAAACGCAGACGGGACTTTCGACGTTTCAGCGCTGTTCAGTGCCCCCTCAAATCAGACCGAAAAAACGGAAGCCAGAACAGAAAGAGATGGAGAAACGCCGAAAGAGAGTAACCAGCAGGAAACGGCTGGCGATACAGGGCAGGAAATTACAACGGACGGTGGATCAGGTACTGGCGGTGATGAAGCTGGCGAAGCGGCAGATCCCGTAGAAAACGGAAATTTCACTGTCCCTGATGATATACAGCCAGGTATTTACTATGACATCCCTAACGAGGCGTATCACGCTGGCCCCGGCGTCAGTAAATCACAGCTTGATGATATCGCAGATACACCAGCAATTTATCTTTGGCGCAAAAATGCCCCCGTGGACACGGAGAAAACAAAATCTCTCGATACAGGAACGGCTTTTCACTGCCGGGTACTGGAACCAGAGGAATTCAGTAAACGCTTCATCATCGCACCGGAGTTTAACCGCCGTACCAGTGCAGGAAAAGAAGAAGAGAAAACCTTTCTGGAAGAGTGCGCCCGGACAGGAAGAACCGTGCTTACGGCAGAAGAAGGCCGGAAAATCGAACTTATGTACCAGAGTGTGATGGCGTTACCGCTGGGGCAGTGGCTGGTTGAAAGCGCCGGATATGCTGAATCATCAGTCTACTGGGAAGATCCGGAAACAGGAATTTTGTGTCGGTGCCGTCCGGACAAAATCATCCCTGAATTTCACTGGATCATGGATGTGAAAACCACTGCTGATACCCAGCGGTTCAGGACAGCTTATTACGATTATCGCTACCACGTACAGGACGCTTTCTACAGCGACGGTTATCGGGCGCAGTTCGGTGAGATACCCACCTTCGTCTTCCTTGTTGCCAGTACAACCGCCGAATGTGGGCGTTACCCGGTTGAGATTTTCATGATGGGTGAAGACGCAAAACTGGCAGGTCAGCGGGAATATCGTCGCAATCTGCAAACCCTGGCCGAATGCCTTAATAACGATGAATGGCCTGCCATTAAAACTTTATCACTGCCCCGCTGGGCGAAGGAGAATGCAAATGCCTAAACAACCACCTATTGCAAAAGCCGACCTGCAAAAAACACAGGGAGCACGCACCCCGACGGCAGTGAAAAATAACAACGATGTGATCAGCTTTATCAACCAGCCTTCCATGAAAGAACAACTGGCGGCGGCCCTGCCCCGCCACATGACAGCGGAACGCATGATCCGGATAGCCACAACGGAAATCCGAAAAGTTCCGGCGCTGGGTGACTGTGACACCATGAGTTTTGTCAGCGCCATCGTTCAGTGTTCCCAGCTTGGGCTGGAACCCGGCGGCGCGCTCGGTCATGCCTATATGCTACCGTTCGGAAACAGAAACGAAAAGTCAGGCAAAAAAAACGTTCAGTTAATTATTGGCTACCGGGGAATGATCGACCTTGCCCGCCGTTCCGGACAGATTGCAAGTCTTTCCGCGCGCGTCGTCCGCGAAGGTGACGATTTCAGCTTCGAGTTTGGTCTGGAAGAGAAGCTGGTACACCGTCCGGGTGAGAACGAAGATGCACCAGTTACTCATGTCTATGCCGTTGCCCGCCTTAAAGATGGCGGCACACAGTTTGAGGTAATGACCCGTAAACAGATAGAGCTGGTACGGGCACAGAGCAAAGCCGGTAACAACGGCCCGTGGGTTACTCACTGGGAGGAAATGGCAAAAAAAACCGCCATACGCCGCCTGTTCAAATACCTGCCTGTATCCATTGAGATCCAGCGCGCGGTATCAATGGACGAAAAGGAGACGCTGACTATCGATCCGGCTGATGCGTCTGTCATCACAGGTGAGTACAGCGTCGTCGAAAACGCTGGCGTGGAAGAGAACGTGACCGCATAACGGAGGCTGGCGGTCGCTGACCGCCTGAAATGATAATGAACAAAATCACTGCATTACCCGTAGAGCGCGATCATTACGGTTACTGGACTCACCCGCTGTACGAACAGTTTTGCGATGGTCGTGAGGTTATCTCTCCGGACGAGTTTAATGCCTGGCTGGAGGCTAACGGTTTGGAATGGAAAGTCTCATACCTGGATGACGAGGAAATAGATCCTGACGTTGACGGGTGCGACATTTCAACGTGGCAACCAGATCCGCCAGCAGGTAACGGCTGGTTTGTCGGTTCCATTCACGACACCGAAGACGGCGCGGTCTGTATCTGGTTACGCAACGTGCAGGACGGTCATTATGAGTAACAAAATTGTCTTTGTGAACGGCAAATCAAAGTGTGGTTGTGTAATGGCATTCAGTGACGGCGGCGGCGAATACTCAGACGTTCACACAATAATCCCGTGTGCCGAACATTCCATGCCTGAATCGGCACTTACTCAGCGTGATGATATGCGACAGGTGCGCGAACAACTGGAAGAAGCAGAAAAGCAAGTGGAAGAATTAACGATGTGGATTAAGCGTCTGGCCCACTCGCTTAGAAACGCCAGGCCGAACAGCAAGTTACACGGCGCCGCAATGAACTATTTGAGCCGTAAAGGGTTAATCAGTGTGGAGGATGTATTGAGATGACCACTATTACCAGTAAATTCACTAAAGAGCGCCTGATTGATTGGGCTGTAGTAGCTGTAGCTGAAAGGGGGCGAGATTTAAAGGATGCCCCGGAGTCAGTAGAAGCTGCGGCGAATTTAAAATTAGCTGAAATAGCGTTGGCAGCGCTTACCGCTGAACCTGTGGCGTATAACCAGGTACAGCGTGACATGATGAAGGACATTATCGTCAGGAAGATGGGAGGGAATCTGGCAGGAGAAAAATTGGTTATGGATGACATCCACGCCGTAACGATGGCGCTGATTGATGCTGGATTCAGAACCGCCCCGCCAGTGCAGGAAACAGGCGTTTACAAGGATATGCTCAATATCATCGGCCTGCTGGAAAAAAACGAATGGGCTGAACACTGCACGAACACAGTTTTAGGTTCACTCCTGGAATCAGAAATAACGCGTTTGGTTAGTAAAGAGCAGCAAGCGCCAGAACGCGAACGTATTCGCCGCAAGCACGCCGAGTGGTCAGATAAGACGTTCGGCGATGTTGGTCCAGTCGGCCCGCTTAAACATCTTTCGAAAGAAGCGCTGGAAGCCGCTGCCGACCCATCAGACCCGCTTGAATGGGCTGATATGCAGTTTTTATTGTGGGATGCCCAGCGGCGCATGGGAATTTCCGACGAATTCATTACGAGGGCGATGATTGAAAAACTGGAGATAAACAAAACACGCCAGTGGCCTGAACCGAAAGACGGCGAGCCACGACTGCATATCAAAGAGCTGCCAGAGTCGGTAGTGCCGGAGGAATGCCCTGCCGAGTTGCCATACGCGCAGGTTAAGGAAGTCGCTGACCTGTTCGCCCTGTGCTGGCAATCGGGAGAAGTGGTTACTTATACGCCTGACCCAGAAAAGGCGATCATCTGGCTAAACAACTACTCGGGAACTTGCGTTCAGGAATACGTGAAGCTTGAACGACTGCAAGAAGCGCTGGCTGGCAACTCTCCGGTAACTCCGGATGGTTACGCACTTGTCCCCGTTGAACCAACTGACGAAATGATTGTTGCCGCAATGGACAGCGATGATGTGACCTATAACGAAAGTGACGATACTGTTTTTTATGTTCACCATCGCGAGATATACAAGGCTATGCTCGCAGCAGCACCAAAACCGGAGACCGGACCATGTACAAAATAACCGCCATCGTCAAAAAGCCAGGTAATTCCCCGACAAACTGGGTTCGTTTTTCTGACAAAAAAATGAATAAAGCCGAGTGTGAAAAAATGCTGGCCGGCAGAACTGAAGCCGGGAAATCACGCGAAGAGAAAGTCACGCTGGAAGAGTTTAAATGTATTAAGGAATAAAGATCGCCTGCTGAATAATTAATTAACCGTAAAAATGCTTTTAAACACCGCTCACGCGGCGGGATTCGTACAGACTGAATGAGGGAGGTAATTGCAGCATGAAGAAGCCTGTCTGTATGTTCTGCGGCGCCCCGGCCCCCCTGCTTTGTGACGGGATCATCGGCTGGGATGCCGATGAGGATGAACACGGGCACATGACAAAATGTCGAGCCATGTTCACCTGCGATGCGCCCGTGTGCCGGAACTGCGCTACATGGCATGGCAACATATTTTTCGATGGGAAGATCCGGATGATGGATACACGCGACCTTTGCCCCCTGTGCCAGAAGTTACACGAAGCCGGCGAATTCATACGCGTTGCAGACTACCGGAAAAACTCCGCCCTGCCGCAACCCTGCCTGACTGAAGAGCAGGCTGACAGGATACGCGCCGCGCATTGGGCAGGATTTACAGGACGGCGCGCCGGAGATGTAAAAGTTTTACCGGGCGGCGGTCAGCAGTCCTTTAAATTTTACCCTGATCATTGATGTTCAACCCTGACCGACCGCCACACCGTATAGTTGGCGGCGGTCATGAAGTAAAGAGACATGACTATGAGCTTTGTGAGACTTGAAACCTGGGGTGAATTAAATTATCCCGATGATCCACCACCTCTCACAACACTAAGACGATGGGCGCGAAACGGAAATATTTACCCGACTCCAGTATTACATGGCAGGACGTATCGGGTTGATCCGGACGCGTTTTATATCAAGCCGAATAAAGTGGGACTGGTGCTTGAACAACACCATCCTAACGGGCGAACTGGTAAAAAAAGTGCGTTGCTGGAGCGGTTAATAAATGAGTCAAAAAAAGTATGATGCTAATCTCCCCAAAAATCTGACTTATAGAAGATCCAGGAAAACATTCGCCTGGAGAAATCCATTAACTAATGAAGAAATTCAGCTAGGTCAGATTTCACGCAGGGATGCAATTGCTCAGGCAATCGAAGCCAATCACTTTATTGCGAAAAACTATACCCCCGTAGGGCTGATTGAAAAGCTAAAAGGAACGGACTCACTCACCGTTACAAAGTGGGCAGAACAGTATGAAATACTATTAAAACGGCGTAACCTGTCAGCTAATACATATAAGATACGCGGAAATCAGTTAGAAACAATAAAAGAGAAAATAGGGAGAATGCTTTTAATAGAAGTATCTACTCGCCATATTGCTGAATTTCTGGAAACTTGGATAGCAGAGGGGAAAAACACAATGGCCGGAGCCATGCGTTCTGTACTTTCCGACATGTTCAGGGAGGCTATAGTTCGAGGACATATTGCGCATAATCCAGTGGAGCCAACACGCTCCCCCAAGATCGAAGTCGCTCGTGATCGTCTGAGACTGGATGTATATAACAAAATTAGGGAGGCAGCAGAACAACTTCCTGCATGGTTCCCGCTGGCTATGGATCTAGCCCTTGTTACCGGACAGCGACGGGAGGATCTATCATGCATGAAGTTCAGTCACATTATTGATGAGCGACTGTACGTTAAGCAAATCAAGACCGGGATGAAAATCGCTCTGCCACTTTCGCTCAACCTTCCTTCCATGGGTTTACGCCTCAGTACGGTGATTGATCGTTGCCGCCTGGTAAGCCGTAGCGAATACCTTATCAGCGCTGGCATACGCAAAAACAGCCCGAACGGGAGTATTCATCCTGACAGCCTGACTAAAAAATTTGTTGCGGCACGAAAATTGACCGGAATAAATTTCAGTGAAAACCCACCGCCGTTTCACGAGATCCGCAGCTTATCCGGACGACTGTATAAAGATGCTTACGGGGAAGGGTTTGCTCAGAAACTCCTGGGGCATACTTCCGAGAACACAACAAAAATGTACCTTGATGAGCGAGACGAAAAGGCATACATGATGCTCTAATTTTCTGTTTTAAAAATGTTAAATCAGATTTTGTTGTGATATAAAGGAAAAAAGACCGAATACAGAAATTCGGACAAATTTCGGACATTTTCGGACAAACGTTTTTAGCTACTTGATTTATAAGAAAAATAAAAAGAGACCGAATACGATTCCTGTATTCGGTCCAGGGAAATGGCTCTTGGGAGAGAGCCGTGCGCTAAAAGTTGGCATTAATGCAGGCTAAATCGCCTTGCCCTTTAAGAATAGATGACGACGCCAGGTTTTCCAGTTTGCGACGAAGGTGATTGAAAAAACCTGGCGTTTTGTCTGTTATCAGAGATAAAAAAACCGTAAGCCTTTTCGTGAAGGTTTACGGTTTTTTATTAAAAATCAGTCAGCTATTGGATGGATCACAAAGCTTTTGCGCACGTTCGATAAACGGCGCCAGACTCATTTTCTCACCGGGCTTCGCCGGGTTATCGATTTGAATGACGGCAATAGGCTGAGCGCGCGTTTTACCCTCCGCTACTTGCTGTTCGGCAATGGCATTCAAGGGATACTGCACCAGCGTACTGGGGTTGATCACATAGAGCGCCTGGCCAGGCCGACAGGTCAACATGACCTCTTCCCGATTAAACGCCCACTTGTCTTTTCCTACTTCAAAACGACTTACGGTAATCACCTGCGGCGCCGCCAACGCTACGCCCGAAGTGGCCAGCAGAAGCGCCGGAAGGAGTATTTTTTTCAT